AAACTTCTTTGATAAAATTAGGACTTTTACGCTCAGTCCCATGCACATACATCTGTGCAGCCAGTCCCATTTTTAAGCATTCAATCAACTCCGCTTTCAGATCGGCGGTTAAGGCTGGTGCTGGATGCAAATAAAGCGCGTTAGTGAACATCTGAGTTTCTTGAGGGCTTACCGTGGCAAGGTCAGCCAGACCAATTTTAAGCGTGCGCAAGGCACTATTGTTGATCCACGCCACAGGCTCCGATTTATTGCTCATGATTTATATCCCAATTAATTGTTTTCCGGTTCCCTTACATTGGACGCATTTCTGCGGTCCCAATTCAGGGAAAAATTTTGTCCAGTCGCCATCGCCGCCACATTCGAAACAGTCTACCTGGCCAGCACCGCAACCTAAATCGACCGGGTTACATACAACTTCGGTTTCTCGTTTAAAGCCGAGATAAGCAATCATTTCAGTACTCACGATTGTTCATTCTGTTCGAATTTGATCATGGCATCAGCCATAGCGAAAGAATTTCGTGCCACGGAAATTTCGTCATAATTCAAACCGGCGTTAGCTGTGATAATTCCTTGCATCGCTTTCGCTGCGTAATACTGGCGTCGTGTCGGAGGGTATAGCGGCTGCTGGACCATAGCAAGCGCTTCATTCAGACACAGCATGCAAACACCGCCATACGAAATTCCGTGTTTCAAGCAGTTGAATATCATAATTTCAATCCTCTCTGCGGTTTAATACTGACGAAGCCATTGACTTTACGCTATGGCCTTCGCTATACAACTCTTTGCATCGTTCGCCCATTCGCGGGTCTAGTTTCAGCGGTCTGAACGGCGGAACGTAGCGCCCTGGCGTTGTTGACACTTCTGGCACGTAATATCGTATCTGGCGCTGATTAGCTTGCTGAATATACGGGTCATTTACCAGCGAGTTCAGCACAGCGCGCAGGTCGACTGTCGTTACGTTAAACCGTTTAGACAGCCATTGGACTGAATAAGATTGAGGCGTTCTGCTGACCAAAAAAGCGTACAGTTTATTTTCTAAAGATTCTTCATCCATTGGTCAATCTCCTCTTTTGTCGACAAGCATGCATGCAACTGATTCAACCGGCGCATTTCATTCTGGAATTCGATCTGTAACGGTTCCATCTTGCCGCCGGGAGCCTTTAGCTCGACGTACCACGTATCACCATTTGGCAAACAGGCGATCCGGTCAGCCACACCGTTCTGCGTGACAGAACGAAACTTATATGTCTTGCCGCCTTTCATGGCGACAGCCCAGATAAAATAGCGTTCTATTTCGGATTCGCGCATTTAATATCCTATACTTCGCAAAATTAATTCGGAGTGTAGTTCCTGAAAATCGTCGATGTTACGGTCATACTTGTCTATAAGGGTTTGCGAAAAATAATTGCTTAACTTATCTGTCACTTCTGCGTGCGCAGAACATAAATGCGCGTAGGCCGCCAAAAGCTGAGCGTCAGTGTAATTGCGGTAGTCAGTATTCATCATTTGTTCACCTTATATGTTCTTTTACGTGCATCTTCAGCTTTAATAATTTTCTTCATACGTAGTGGCACGTTATTGCGGTGGCTCACTTCTGTGTCGCCAGCCAATAACCGTTCCAGCATCTCTTCACACTGTAATCGCGTTTCGGCGACGGACCTGTATAACAGGTCTCCCGGTTCACTAAGCTGTCTGTTCAGATCGTCTATTGTATAAATCGTCACTCCGCGAATTTGTCTTTCCAGATCGATTATTGTATAAATCACCGTTTTAATACAAGACATGCCCCTTCTTCGCCGGCGTGCAAAAGGCTTATTTAGCACCAGAAAGTCGCCACTGCGTGCCTGGATTTCGTATTTTTTACCTTCTTCTTCGAAGCGGATAAAGTCGCCAACCTTGATATCTTTAAGCAGTAAGCGGTTAATGTCGACTTCAAGTTGTTTGATAACGCTATCGATTCTAGGCATGTTAATTTCTCCTCATGTTATTTTCAGCTTTAACGCAAATATAGCACAAAAACTTTTTGACACAAATAAAATTTTGTTGTATTCTGCAAATTCGCAAAATTAATTTAACTGGAGATAGATTATGAATTTGAAAAATAGTTTTGAAGATAATCGCGTCATGCGTGGCGTCAATTTTAACGACGTTATTAACAATACATTAGCAGATGCTTGCGGGGATGCTTATGAACGTTCTCACATACTAGTAAAAGTCGAGCTTTTAGCCGAAATGTTGGCTGCACTAATAGAAGCCGTCGAATTGCCTACGAAAACGAAACTAGAAATTGCCTCACTGCGTAGTTGGGAGCTAGATGACCGCACCGATGACGACTTGCTACGGAGCTGACATGCCAAACATTGCCGATTACCTAATCAACCGTGCCAAACAAACACCGTACTTCCATCTGGAAGGTTACATGGAGCGGTTCTGGCTTGTGCCGTATGCCAGCGAGAAGGCTGGTCCAGGTTGCGGGAAAGTATCCTGGTTCAAAAACCCCCTCATCCGTTTTCTGCAAACATTCGATATCGCTATCCGCGTTCACCATATCCTGCGCTCTGATAATGCAAGAGAACACCACGACCATCCCTGGGCTTACCTGACAGTTATTCTCAAAGGCGGCTACACTGAGGTCACTCTTGACTATGACAAGTCGGGTTTGTTCTTAGGTGAACGGCGCCGGTTTTATGGTCCAGGCTCAATTCTGTGGCGGCCTGCAAAATCCTGGCACCGGCTCGAAGTGAATACTGCCGGCGAAGGGTGCTGGACGTTATTCATAACGGGAAAATATCAGCAGAAATGGGGCTTTCTACGGACACCGTTCACGAAGATTGCGCATAACGAATACGTTCATAAAAATAACTGCACGGAGGATGATTAGGTTGTGGCTCGTTCAATAAAAGTCCCTAAAGTCGCTGAACAATGGGCTGAATACTGCCGTATTAATAACATAAATATTAAGGTGAAACCATGAACCATTCCAGTATCGTTGGCGGGTCCTCCGCCAGTCGCGTAATTCAGTGTCCGGGGTCAGTAAATCTATGCGCTAAAGCGCCTCCTAAGCCCTCGAGTTCGTATGCCGATGAGGGTACGTTACTTCACGGTGTTATGGACGAAATAATGGGTAGCGGTAAAAAGCCTGAAGCGCTTTTAGGTGTGAGATACGAAGAGGCTACTTTGACGCAGGGCTTGCTCGATGAAAAAATATACCCTACTCTCGCATTGATCGATGAATTAGATCCAGATCGCGAGATGGAATACATGACTGAAACCAGAGTCCATTTCGGTGATTTTTTACCTGGCGTATTTGGGTCGACTGATTTAATGGGGCGACTTGGTAAACGCGCTATTGTTGCTGATTACAAGATGGGGTCGGGAATAATCGTCGATGCTGAAGAAAACTATCAGTTGATGTTTTATGCTGCGGCGGCCATGCGCACGGAAGAAGCGAAATGGATTTTCGACGGCGCAAAAGAGATTGAATTAGTCATTATTCAACCGCCGGAAATGCGCCGATGGGTTACTACATTCGAACGTATAGCGCAGTTTGAGCTAGAACTTGACATCGCTCTGAAACTAGCAGAAAGTGATAATCCGCCACTTAAAGCGGGCTCTCATTGCAAATGGTGTGCTGCCAAACCGACGTGCCCTAAGATGACCGGTGCAATGGAGCGCGCATTAAAAACAGATTTGAAAGCGATTAGTCCAGAACTAATTGCTGCGTATCTGGGCAATGCCGTATTGCTGGAAGGCTGGATTAAAGATTTACGTGATCTGGCTAATCAGATGTTAGAAAATAGTGTTCCGGTGCCGGGCTATAAGTTGGTTGCAAAGCGCGGTACCAGAAAATGGCGGGACGAAGCGGAAGCCAAAAAACGGCTCGCCGAACTTGTCGCCGAAGACGAAGTGACTGAGACTTCATTACTGTCACCAGCACAAGCTGAGAAGGTGCTTAAAAAACACAAGATTGCCTTGCCTGAAGACTTAATCGTTTCAATTTCATCGGGCAATACGATGGCCGAAGAATCCGATCCGAGGCCATCGATTATGCAGTTAGGCATGCAAATGCGCGCTGCACTGGAAAAACTAAACTAAACTTAAAGGAATTACATTATGACAAATCTACAAGTATTCAAAGGGGCTAATCTACCTTCAGTCAAATCGATGTCAGTAGCATTGAGTAACATTCGGGTCGATACGTCCGGCGGCGGCACCATTCTCAAAATGGACAAAACCGGGTCGTGGGTGTTTGGTGCAGATCAAACCGAAATTACTGATGATGCGACCTGGGCTATTAACCCTCTGGGTTTCCTTCACGGCTTTATTGCGTGGGGAGACGCTGTTGTCCTGGGGGAAAAGATGGTAGCAATCAGTGAACCGTTACCTGATATGCCTGCCGAACCGGCCGGCGCGAAACGCGGCTGGGAAGCCCAGGTCAGTCTTTCACTGTTATGTATGTCTGGTGAAGACGAAGGCATGGAAGTGCGGTATGCGGCTACTTCTGTCGGCGGCAAGCGCGCAGTCCAGGAGCTCGGTCTGACGATTGCTGAACAAATCGATAAGGACGAATCCAAGCCCGTGCCGATCGTTAAACTCGGTAAAGAGCATTATATCCATAAACAGTACGGTAAAATTTTCACGCCGGTATTTAACGTACTGAAATGGATTCCGATGGGAGGCGATGAACCGGCTGCAGCAGAAGAACCGGTCACAACCCGGCGTCGCGGTGCAACGAAAGAAGAACCGAAACAGGAAACGGCAGCTGCACCAGTTGCCGCAACTGAGCCGGTAGCGACAGGTCGCCGTCGTCGCGCGCAGTAATCGTTGTTAGGGTCTGCTTGCAGCGGTGAGCTGCATTCTAGAAACGGTTGCCGGACACGTTGACCCGATGTCCGGTCTACTCTTTGAAAAACTATTATGGCTGATCATTTCACACCTTCCTGCAACATCACACTGCGTTATGACCGTCGCTGGCTGATGCACGTCTGTGCTGTTTTGTTTTGGCTAAAATTCAGAAAGTTAGCGACGTTTCTTGCACGGCGCTATCTGGTGAAAGTGGAGTTAGTGTGGAAAAAGCCTGGCGAAAATAACGGGGAAGCGAAATGAAAATCGATATCACCGCGCAACCGATATTTTGGGTAGAAATGACCAGCTCTCAGCTTGCTATACTGCGATACTGTTCAAATCATCATTACGATGCAACCTGTAAAGCGATGAGCGATAATATCGCTGAAGGCGGCGTGAAAAAGAACGGCATTCTTACTGCATGGAGTTTCAGTGTCACTTCTGAAACTGGGGGTATGGTTCGCGCTGAGTTTCACGATCTGGACTTGTGTTTAAAATTGCTGGAAATCGCAGATTATTTACCTGCGCTTTCAGCTGAAACACCCAAAATAATCGTCAAAGAAATCCGCCGTTCATTTTGTAAAGCCTTAATGTTGGCGTCGCGCGAACTAAGTAATTTAAAAATTCAGGTTGGAGGCGTATGACTGAGGACGTTCTCTGGCTTGATTTCGAAACAAAATCCCGCTGCGATCTTCCCAAGCGCGGAGCCTATAATTACGCCTTGGATCCGAGCACTAAGCCGCTCTGTTTAGGCTACGCATTCAACGATGAAGAGTTCGTTCTGTGGTGGCCGCATGAACCTTTTCCTCTACGGATCAAAGAACACTTCCGTCATGGTCGTCGTGTCTACGCTCACAATGCGGCGTTCGACCGGCTCATTACCTGGTATGTTATCTGTCCCGATTACGATGTGCCAGAACCGCCTTTGGAATCGTGGTACTGCACGGCAGTCCAGTCGCGCGCCAATTGTGGGCCGAGTTCATTAGAAGATGTGGGGCGGTTCGCCGGGTCAAAAGCGCGTAAAAATTACCGGGGTGCGCAACTCATCCGCGCGCTTTCACTCCCTCGTGCTGATGGTACTTTCGACGATAATCCTGAACTGATGCATGAGATGGGCGTCTATTGTATCGATGACTGCCTGGTGATGCGTGAAGTCAGTAAATCGATGCGACCTTTATCTGATGAAGAGCTGCACGACTACCACGTGAATGAGCGCGTTAATGACCGCGGTGTGCTGGTTGATCGTGCTTTCGCGCAATCAGCGTTTCGCTATTCGACAGAAGAAATCGAAGATGTCCAGGCAATCGTTACTGAAATCACCAAAGGTGAAATCACTTCTGTACGCTCACAAAAATTAAAAAAATGGGTGATGGACCGCATTAGTCCTGAAGCAATCAAACTGATGGAACGGTATGAAGACGGCGAGAAAAAATTCAGCTTCGATAAAACAGTGCGCTTTAACTTGTTAGCTGTCGATGATTATGAACACGTACCTGCCGAAGTCGTTGAAGTAATTCAGTGCGCCGATGACTTATGGTCTTCATCTGTCGCCAAATTCAAACGCATGGATGAACTGGCCGATGTGGAAGATAACCGCGTGCGGGGTGCATTTGCTTTCGCCGGCGGTGCAGCGACAGGCCGGGCGGCCAGTTACGGGCTCCAGGTTCATAATTTTCCGCGCAAGTGCGCCGAAGACCCGCTTGCGGTGCGTAAAGCAACCATTGCTAACCGCTCGATCGTGCCTGAATATGGCAAGCGTGTTACTGATGTACTGAAAGGAATGTTACGCCCTTCTCTCATCGCGCCGCCCGGTAAAAAATTGATCGTCTACGACTGGTCTGGTATTGAGGCGCGGGTTCTCCCCTGGTTATCGCAACAGCCATCTGCCGAGAAAAAATTGGATGTATTCCGACGCAATGAAGATCTGTATATCCGGGAAGCGGCCGGTATTTATCACATTCCAGAAGCCAAAATTATCGCTGGCGTTAAAGAGAAAGATCAGGAATATGTCACGATGCGTCAGATTGGAAAAGTTGCTGTTTTGGCCTTAGGGTTTCAAGGTTCGGTCAAAGCCTTTACTTCCATGGGTAAAAACTACGGTGTGGTGCTGCCGGAATCCGAAGTGCGTAAAATCGTTGCTGGCTGGCGCCGTGCTAATCCGTGGGCTGTGCAGTTCTGGCAGGATCTGGAACTTGCTTATATGTCAGCGATGCGTAATCCGGGAGCCGAGTATAGCGCAGGGCGGATCACTTATCTGTACGATGGCGAACACTTATGGTACGCCCTGCCATCCGGACGCGTTCTGTGTTACCCCTACGCCAAATTGGAAAAGGGTGAAGTCACCTACGCCAAAGCCTCCTGGAAACCGGCTGCAGACGTTATTTTATGGCCCCGCGCGCATCTCTACGGCGGCCTGGCTTCGGAAAATTGCACACAAGCAACAGCAAACTGTCTGTTGCGCCGTGCATTACGCGAATGCGATGCTGAAGACTTGTTTACTGTGCTTCACACCCATGACGAAATTGTAGCCGAAGCCGATACCGGTATCGCTGAACAGGAAGCGGCTTTACTGAAAGAAATCATGTTAGAAAGACCAGACTGGGCTGAAGACTTACCGCTTGCCGTTGAAGGCGATATCATGGACCGGTATAGTAAATAGCAATTTTACATTACGGCAAATTTACCGTTACGCCGCGTGCCGTAAAGCACTACAATAGCGAAACGGAGCCCTGCTTACACAGCGGCTCCGTTTCTACCAAAATAACAAAAGGACCTGTTCTCATGGCGAACGAGATTATAGCACAAAGCCCCTTTCTTCAATTCCTTATTAGTTTAGCTCCTGAAGACGAAACAACGCTTTTCGTCTGCCAGAAACCCGTGATGGTGGATGGCATCCAGGCGGTGCACAAGGATGGTTCTCTCAAATATACCTGGCCGGCGTCCATGCCGGAAAAGATTAAAGCTCACGGTTCCTGGTACGGTAACACGGGCAGCTTTATGCTGGACCGGATGCCGCGCGGTAAAGTATCCGCGTCCAAAGTTAATTGCGAATACGTACTAGTGATGGTGTTAGATGACATCGGTACCAAATCAGCAGTGCCGCCGTTAGAACCCACCTGGAAGATGGAAACGTCGCCAGGCAATTTTCAGTGGGGTTATGCATTTAACTTCGACCACCAACCAAAGAAAGCAGACTTTTGTGCGGCGATCGAGGCGATTGCTGCTGCAGGATTCACGGACGCTGGCGCCACCAATGAAGTGCGCAACTTCCGGCTGCCGGGTTCCCCTAACTTAAAGCCTGGCAAAAACAATTTCGCTTCCGTCTTAGTTGAATTCCATCCTGACCGGTTATTTACGCTGGAACAAATACTGACTGCGTTAAGCGTCGTGCCAGGCGAATCCAGCACCGCATCTTTCTCTCACGTTACGCTTGCCGATACTGGTGACGATGACGTTCTCGAATTCCTTCATGCCAATCAGCAGATACTGGAACCTGGTAACGGTGCCGGATGGTGGGGTGTGATCTGCCCCAACCATGAAAATCACAGCGATGGTAATCCCATGGCGCGCTACCATCCCGTCAACCGGTCGTTCTGCTGTCTGCATGAGCACTGTACGACACTGGATTCAGCGTACTACTTAAAGCTGATTGCTGATAATGGTGGTCCTGAACATGTTGTGGGATTAAAAGACGAAGCCGTGTCCGGCAGGATGGCGTCAGCGCTGTCCAAATTAAAACCCTCCCCCCTTTTTTCATCGCCGGCAGACGCCGTTAAAGAAATAGACGCGCGCGAAGAGCGTAAAGAGTTAGACCGGGTATCCCGGGATGAGTGGTACACCCGTTTTATGTATGTGCAGCAAAATGATGCCTACTTCGATATGACTAACCGGCGCATGTTGTCACGCGCATCGTTCAACGCGTTGATGCGTGGCACCCACTGCAAATCCATTCATAATAAACGCAAGATAGAAGCATCCGTCGCGTTTGACGAACTGCGCGTCGCGCAAGGCGCGTCTTTTCTGATTAATCTGACTTATGCTGCGGGCGATCCGCCTGTTGTTGAACGGGGCGACGCCGATAATTTGTACGGCAACAGATGGGTTGACGCGCGGCCTGACTTGTCTGATGTGATAATGGGGGACATCTCACTCTGGCTCGGTCTGACAGAGCGGCTTATTCCGGTTGTCCAGGAGCGTGAACATGTGCTGGACATCATGGCGTTCAAATTGCAAAAGCCGACGATCAAAATCAATCATGCTGTACTGCATGTGGGCGATGAAGGGTGCGGCAAAGATACGATGTGGGCGCCGTTTATCTGGTCTGTCTGCGGGTCAGGCTTACGCAACCGCGGTTACATGGATAGTGACACGATCGATTCGCAATGGGGTTACGCACTGGAGTCCGAAATACTAATCATCAACGAATTAAAAGAGCCCGATGCGTCAGCGCGGCGCGCCATGGCGAATAAACTCAAACCAATCATCGCCGCCCCGCCTGAAATGCTGGATATTCAACGTAAGCATGAAGCGCCTTACCAGATGGCTAACCGGTTGTTTGTGTTAGCTTACTCCAATGAACAGATCCCTATTTCGTTAGCGTCGCAGGACCGGCGCTGGTTCTGCCTTAACTCGCAGGCACCGCGCATGACGCCGGAAGAAGCGAACCGTATCTGGGCCTGGTATACGGGTGGTGGCTTTGGCCAGATCGCCCTGTGGTTGTCACAACGCGATGTGAGTAAATTCAATCCGGCAGAAGCGCCCTCCATGACCGACTACAAAGCCAATCTGATCGAAAATGGCCGGTCAATGTCCGAGTCGTTTATTCTCGACATGATCACGTTACGCCAGGGCGAGTTTGCTAAAGGTGTGATCGGTGGCCCCTTCAACAGCTTATGTGAACGGTTAGCGCTGTCTGCACCGAATGGCAGCAAAGTGCCCAAAGCAGCGCTGTTGCATAGTCTTAAAGAAGCCGGCTGGAAAGACCTGGGACTGGTCTGCAGTAAAGACAATCTGAATAAACGCCATCTGTTCGCCGCGCCTGACATGGTGGAGGCACGCAGAAAATCGGCATTGCGCAATCTGGTTGAAGAAATCGGCCCGTCGAAAGTGACCGGGCTTCGCGCTGTCGGAAAATGATAGGCGCAGAAATTATCCCCTAAGCGCTTAGGGTGGGGTATGCTGCTAACCTAAGCGCTCAGGTTTCCTGCCTGGGGCTTTCAACTGAAAGGAAATATCATGGCAACAGCATCAAAAGGAAAAACTGCACCGGTCGCATAAGGTAAAAAATCGACTGGTTTATCAGCCGCTGCTGTGCAGTTAGGTACTAAAGGGGGTCTCGCTAAATCAGAAACGAAAGCAACTTCTTCCAGATCAAACGGGCTTAAAGGCGGTAAGCCAAAAGCAAAGTGACTTACACTGGTATATTAAGAATCAAAAAAACCCCGTCAGCATTGTGCTAACGGGGTTTTTCTTTACTACCGGTAAGATGGGTTGGCGGGGATTTTTTTGTTGTTTTTTTGTTAAGTTGTCTGTTTGATATCTTAAGGCTTGAGGGGGCCTGTATTCAATTTGATTCTAGCTGGCTGTAGGGTATTGACTGTAAAATAAAACCTTACAATGGGCCTGTATTCGCTTCCTATTCGATTGTCTGATTATGGACTTTTTACTCTATTTTGGTGTTGCCGGGTATCCATCCTGAAGGCAGTCCGTACTTTTCAAAGTGTCTCTGTGCGCATTCGGCTAGTAACTTCCAGCCGGTTTCACTGTGGTAAATCGGTTGCGCGCTGTTTAAACAATCTGTCAGCGCGCTATTAATCTGGCCCCTGATGTACTCTTCACACTGTTCTGGCGTCATGTTCATAGTTGCCTAATGCATACTGAAAACAAAAAAGCCTAGGGGCCATAACGCGAATTAGCGTTATGGCCCCTAGGCTTTTCAGTTTTGGTATTCCGGTACTGGTATCCGGGTGAATCAAGAATTACAGATTAAAACTTTCTGTCACGAATTGCAAGCGGTTTTTTAGTACTTTAATTCGCATGCTGTCAAAAATTTTTCACGGTCAACATGCAATTTTTCAGACAGTTCAACGGCCAGGGTGCGCAATTCCAGCATAGCGTTTTTGTCCTGGCGTAGCGCAGCTAATGCCATATGTTTTTTAATCACGTCGACCAGAATAATATAATCGCCTTTACGCATGATATACCTGCCCGTTCATTTTATTCGTCTCCATAAGTCAGCATAAAAATACGGTCTTCGATATCGTGTAGCGACGAATTTAATTCGTTTTCGATATCTTCTATTTCATCGACTAATTCGTTTAAATCTTGTCCTAACGTGGTTTTGCTCATTATGAACTCTTGCGCATCAAATCCGTCTGATTTTATTTTAACTAAGCACTCTTTAATTTCAGCAATTTTTAGGCTAATAGCGTTAGTCCTTAAATCGGCTATCTTATCAATTATCGCGGGTAAATCAGTTAGTGCAGCATGTTCAAAATACACGAGTTTTTCTATACTTTCGGCTGTCAAACGCCCCAATTTTAATGCTTCCAAATTTGTCAGGCACATAGTTATTCCTTTCCTTCGGTGGGTGGATAGATCATAGATATATTCGTCAGACTGCTCATAGTCGAAAGCATCGAATAGCGTCGACCAGAATAATGTAATCGCCTTTTTTCATGGTAAGGTCCCTTCTTTATTGCATTGAATTTCAAGCCATTTATTGAAAAGGCGCTTATAGTCTTTTAGGCTAATCAAGCCGTATTTAAAAGAAGCGTCGATTGATGTTTTTTAGCTCTTCGGTTGTTTCGGCCTTGTCCGCCATTGTGCGCAGGTAGTCTAAAGTTATACCGTGATCCATTTTATTTTCCTTTCGTTTCGTTTCCTTGTGCGATGTCTTCGACGCATTCAAGGAAAAATTCGATCATCATGAGCGCGAAGAATAGCGCGATTATTAGCAAAGCAAGCACGGGTAATGTGACGACTTTCGCTGCCAATAAAACCGGTTTTATTAGTGCTTTCATGGCCGCGCCCTCGTCATATTATCGATACTTTGCGTTTTCGTTGGGCAGCGATAAAACGCAATGACAAGGTTTTGCAAATAGCGGCTTGCCTTTTCAAAATCGTACGTTTTATCAAATAGCCTGGCAGAAAAATAGGTGCCGAAGTCGTTATCTACACGATACGCATAAACACCACTGGCGTATTTTTGGCTTTGCTGCGCGCTAAATTTAGCTGATAGGGCGCCGAATTTTGCTATTTCATCATACAGTTCTATGATGCCCTCACCTGTTAAGTTACTCCAGGCTTGCGCCGGGTTGTGCACGTGTGAATTGGTAAGGCGTGCGGCAAAAAATGTATCTGCAATAGCAACCGCGCTCTGTACGGCTTCCATATTGATTGTGTTCACGTTACCCCCTTAAAGTTTTGTAGTTGTACTGGTGCGTTTTCGTTGCGCGCGTAAACATGCATTCGGTGCGCTCTGCCAGGCGTTCTAAAAATTGCACGTATTCGCGCGGTTTTTTGCGACCGTCGACAAAATAGGTTTTCTGGCCGGTCGCGATATTGGTTGCTACTTTTATCTCGTGGTTCATGTTAGCTCCCCGTGGATAGCGCCTTCGTCGTCAAAATTGCCTAAATCGCGCTAGGCATTAAGCGCTTTTTGTTTGGCTTCGTCTGATAGCTCACCGAATTTATATACTGTCGTTTCTATGGTTCTCATGATGTCAGTCTCCTTATATCCAACGGTGTTTAAGTGCGTATCCGCCGTCGTTATCATGGTCGCTTGTGTCGCCATTACGCCCGCGCCCGTCGATTTTAAAACCATCAGGGAACAAGCAACGGCCCAGGTTATAGACCAGGGCAAAACCCATATCCATACCGCAACCCGGTATTTTTATGCCGTCGTGGTTGCCTATTTTGTCGCCCATGACCTGCGCGGCAAGATGACTGATGTTGCGGATATGGCCGTTTTCAGTGGCCAACAGCTGAATTTCGCGACTCATGCCGGACACTGAAACGTGTTTCAACACGGTATAAATTTCGCTACCTGGTTGCAACATTTTCAGTAATTCAGCTTTGCAGCTGGCTTTTAATTCGGCGTTTATCTGTGCTTTTGTAATGCGTGCCATGATAAATAGCTCCTTTTAGTTAATTAGTCTGGATAGCCGTTTTTGAACCGGCGATAGTCGATAAGGTGAAAACAAAACTGGTCATCATCAAGGCATGCCGCAATAACCCGCTTATTTAGACCTGTATCGCGATGCAGTGCTGCAGCCAGGCCGGTAATGTGGGCAAATGACCAGACGCGCGATAGTGTGTCGTAAGCGTCCTGTATTAGTGGACGGGCTGCCAGGATAGAAAACGGGTTGATTGCGGTTTGCATGATTTTCTCTGAATTGTTTAATAAATTGTTTTTCATTTTTGGTTCCCCCGTGTTTTATGGTCGTCAACACTCTCAAAACCACGGTATCCATCTTCGACTGCAACGACTATGGCAGCCCATGGCATCAGGTCGTAAGCTTGCCCTAGGTTTTCGGCAAAAGTGTCGTATTGGGCGTCTTCTACGTTTGGCATAAATTGCGTTTTCATTTTATTTCGCCGATTTAGTTTGACAGGCCAAGCTTAGCGCTTTCGACAGCCAGCAAGGCAGCAATGCGTGCTTTGATCAGCGCAATACGTTTTGCATCATCAGTTATAACAGCGCGTGAGCTTGTGTAAGTAGTTGCATTCATGATTTTTCTCCAATGTCGTTTCGTTTATCTGGCTGAGCTTTGTTTGCTCAGTGACTCCACTGTAAATAATTTCCTTACGCTATGCAAGCATTATTTATAGAGTATTTACTCTAATTTGCTAATATCTTGTGGTTTTGCGCATCCCGGTTTTAACCGCGCACTGCCAGGCTTGAAAACGGGAATAGTCGAATAGTCGTTTTCAATTTATTTTGTAATACCTGTTTTTAGTGGCTTTTCGTGTTTTTTTCGTGCGTTTTTCGACGTTTTTGGAAACGCGTTTTTGCCTGTTTTTGTGCTGTTTTCGTGTATTTTTTACGCGCGCGGTATTTTTGACTTTTTAGGCTAAACGAAAATAGTCAAAATAAGACATGGAATAGTCAACTGATAGTCGAATAATAGTTTTGTGATTTTTGCGGTTTTCCCCTGCTAAAGTTAAGTAAATAGTTAAATAGTCATATACCCTTTTATAATAAAGGAATATTATACATATACATATAATCCTACACAAATGCTGGGCCGGGAAAAAAGTTTTTTGAAAATGACTATGACTATTTAACTATTCTGTTTTTCGGCTTTATTTGACTATTTCCAAGTCCCACAAAATGCGATGAAAATAGCGCCGGCTTGCAGCGTCCTGGCTGGCAATGTCCTGGCTGGCAATGTCCTGGCTTGCAGCTGGCAATGCCCTGGCTTGCAATGTCCTGGCTTGCAGCGTCCTGGCTGGCAGCTGGCAGCGTCCTGGCTGGCAATGTCCTGGCTGGCAATGTCCTGGCTTGCAGCGTCCTGGCTGGCAGCGTCCTGGCAGTCAATAGCCAACTACATCTAGTAGTTGGCTATTGACTGTCTGCTAACGGCTAACGGTTGAACAACAGCTTCGGCAGTTAGCAAGCGGGGCAGTCAAAAGTGTATGCAAGCTGACAACACCATAATCCCCAGGCGCTAACACGGCGCATAAAACGCCAGCATCGATCGATAACGGACAACACTATATCTAGTAGTTGACCGTCAATTCTGACAACTGACTAGCTAACAGCTAACAATCTACTATATAAGTCATTGATTATTAACACTATTATTTTCAATTTCGCATAATCATTATTTCGACAAATAACACTAACATACACTTATAATCGTAATTCGATATATTTTAACTAACAATTGTTAGCTAACAGATAACATTTCTCAGTAGTAATGTTATCTGTTAGCTAACATTACTACTGAGAAATGTTGTCAAACAGGCCCCCATCGGACACTTTTGGCCGACTGACCACAGGGGTACCTATTTAGCCGCGCGGCACTTTTTTACAAATAGTTGTCAACCTTACAACTACAAGCTTTTAGCCCCCAGCCTAAGCAGACACCCCCCGGTAAAAACGCTTGCACCCTAACTAAAAAATAAATATAATAAGGACGTAAAACAGACTTGAAGGTATATTATGGAAAATTGGAACGCTTTAGATGAATACGAAGAATGGCGCGATATCCCGGGGTATGTCGGACTATACCAGGCAAGCAGTCACGGGCGCGTACGCAGTGTGGCCCGGCTGTTGCAGTCTTCGATCGATGAGGGGTTGCGTATTCATAAAACGCTACTGAAACCAGGGACCAATAAGCAAGGGCGTTTAGGCGTGATATTGTCTAAACCGGTGTGGCTGTCTGAAACGCCGGGAATTAAACGCTATCAGGTTCACCGGCTGGTCTATGCGGCTTTTCACGGCGAAATACCTGAAGGCGCGCACGTATTGCACAAGGACGGAAATCATCTCGATAATGCGATAACGAATCTGTACCTGGGCAACCATCTGCAGAATATGCGGGATAAACGACGACACGGAACGCAGACTGAGGGTGAAGACCATCCAGCATCGAAACTAGACGAAGATGCTGTGATTCGTATTCGTTACGGAAACGAAAAACAGAAAGTACTGGCGAAAGAGTATGGCATCAGCCAGGCAGCGGTATCGCATATCCGCAACTTTAAAACATGGAAGCATCTTACCCGGCAGCTGATCCCCGCACCCTCTCTGTTTGACGATCAGGAATAGTTAAATAGTCAAATAGTCAAACCACAACGCCCACCCCCTTACCGTATGCAACTAGCCGTTTTATTTTCTAAAACGCGTTCCCGCGCAGCAAAATTTTTCGTCTCTATGCAAAAAGTGTTGCCATACAGACCGGTGTGCGGTACACTCGCGCCGTGTTCGCGATGCAAAAACAAAGCCGCCCGGGAGAGCCAGCATGACAGAAATAGCCGAAAAGTACGCACGATCCGTGAACAGCAGTAATCTGAGGGATGACGACCGGCACTTCGCCACCGACGCGTTAATTGCGTTAGCCCTCTCCCCTGTCAGACTGGCTACCGACATGTACCGGGTGAAATATTGCAACGATGCAACCTCGTACAAAACGTTAAGCGTCAAGTGGATAGCGATTGTAAAAAACAAAGCGGAATTACGGCACTGGCCCGAACACATCAACCCGGTTATTGTCGCGAATGCGGCGATGACGTACTGGTTAAATCCGGTGTGCCCGGCCTGTCAGGGGCGAGGATTCCATCCTAAGTTTAATCAGACAGGCGCGTATGAAGCGACATGCAAACCCTGCAGCGGGTCCGGCACGAAACCGGTAGCCGCCGAGGCGCGCATTCTGAACCACGTGAAGGATATGGTTGAAACGCTGGCGGAACTGGAACGGTATGCCGGCAATATGGCGGTGAAGAAACTGGCACGAAAAATGGCGGCGTAAAAAATAAGTTGCGCGATAGAAAACTAAGGTGTATATTCCACATCACTGCAGATCCGGTTTCACAATCCGAAATGCATAATCAGGGCGAAAGCGGGGCACCGTCTTACCTTAGACGCTTCACTTGATTGCTTAACTCGCTCTGAAAAAAGCTGTGCCGCACGCGAGCCGGCTTTTTTCTTTGTACTCCCCCTCATTCGCTTCGGTGGGTGAGCGCGGGGTTGCCAAAGCAACCCCTGCATCCAACAATCTCCGGCCATGATCTTAGCGTGCGTCATGGTCTTCGCGGTTCCTAAACAGGACCGTTTTTTATTTGCGGGTGGTTTATGGCTTATGTTCCCGATACCAGCGACAGTCACGATTATTTGCGGCCTAAGATACGGCCGAAGAAAATAGTGCACCATGGTGAACGCCGCGGAATGCCGCGCGCGAAAACGCCGGAAGAATGGACGACGATCGAGCTGGAGTATTTGCAAGGCGCAACCACGACGGAATTAGCCGACAAGCATCAGGTAAACCAATCCACGATCAGCCGTAACGTTTCCCAGAAAATCAAAATGATCACAACCGTCGCTAAAGATTTATTTTCGGCGGAGACTGACGCGTCGCCGGAAGCCACTGCTGCCGCCGACAAGGCGCGGGCAACACTGGAAAAGCTCCCGAAAGAACATCAGGAGAGCACGAAAAAATTAATTGATCAGTTGCGTTCCATGACGACAGAAGTTGTCGGCGCGGCGAATTACGGTGCCAAAACGGCGCACGTACTGGCGCAGGCGGCGAATAAGGAAGTCGAAAAACTGAACATGGAAGACCCCGATGCGAACAACCACTTAGTGGCGCGCAACGTGATGGCCCTCTCCACAGCAGCGAATAAAGCGCTGGAACCGGCTTTAGCGGTACTGGCCGGCAATAAGGAAGCGTCTGCAAAAGCCCTGCAGGATATCACGGCGAATGTCGACTTTGCAGGAATTAATGCGATCGACGCCAGCAGAGCCTATCAGAGGATGTTGTCTGGCAGTTAGTTGTTTGGAAAGGAAGGTGATCAGTGTCTGAACTACCCAAGCACCCCCGGCCCGAACCAAAGACTGCACCGCTGACAGCCGATCAGATCAGGCGACAGTTGGGCTGGGGGCTGTTGGCTTTAAAGCCAAAACAGCCTAAGAAATAAGCGTTTATGCGCCCTCTTAATTTCGATTACATGAACCCGGATTACAACGCCGTGTTCCAGATGCGCGCTGACGCATTAACATTCATCCGTAACAACCCTGGTGAGCTCCCTGGGATTAAAGCGTACTACAAAGAACACATCCCGCAGTTTATTATGGACTGGGGCGTGACGGTGGATCCAAAAAATGTGGAGCGCGGTCTGCCCAGCCTGATTCCGTTCATCCTGTTTCCGAAACAGGAAGACTGGATTAACGATGTTATCTGGTGCTGGCATAACCAGAAACCGATGATGACGCTGAAAACGCGGCAGATGGGTTTCTCCTGGCTGGCCATGGCCGTCGGTTGTTCGCTCAGTATTTTTAATGAAGGGATGGCCATCGGCGTCGGGTCACGTAAAGAGATTTACGTGGACTCGGTGGGCGACCCGAAATCGCTCTTTCACAAAGGGCGCACATTTATGGCCAACCTGCCCGTTGAGTTTCGGGCGGGGTGGGAAGCGGGTAAGCACGCGCCGCATATGCGGCTGATTTTCCCGGAAACGGGCGCCACAATTACGGGCGAAGCAGGAGACAATATTGGCCGCGGAAATACGACATCCATTTACCTTGTGGATGAATCGGCGTTTCTTGAAAGGCCGCATCTGGTGGAGGCTTCGCTGTCACAGACAACGAATTGCCGTATCGATATTTCGACACCGAACGGGTACGGCAATCCATTCGCAGATAAATGCAATGGCGGCAAAATTAAACTTTTTACCTTTCACTGGCAGGACGATCCCAGGAAAGATATCGCGTGGTACAACCGCCAGTGCGAAGAACTTGATCCGGTCACCGTCGCGCAGGAAATAGATTGCGACTTCGCAGCCTCAGTGGAAGGCGTTTTGATCCCTGTCAGCTGGATTAAAGCGTCGGTTGACGCGCACCTGCGATTGCAAATACCTCCGTCAGGCATGAAATCCGGCGGACTGGACGTGGCCGACGAAGGTAAAGATATGAACGCGTTCTGCGGACGTCACGGCATTGTTCTGGAATACGTCGATGAATGGTCCGGTAAAGGCAGCGATATTTTCAGGACAGCTTTTAAAGCCCACGATATCTGCGACGCGATGGGATACGAATTATTTAAGTACGATAGTGACGGACTGGGCGCGGGCGTGCGCGGCGACGCGCGTATCATTGCCCAGCGGCGCACCGACAACGGTCAGCGGCCCATTGAAGCCGAAGCCTTCCGCGGTTCTGAAGCCGTCTTTAACCCTGAAGGCGAAGACGTTAAAGGACGCAAGAATAAAGATTATTTCCGGGACCGTAAAGCGCAGGCCTGGTGGGCGTTGCGCCGCCGGTTCGAGAAAACGTACGGGTGGGTGGTCGAAGGACGCGTATGCGATCCGGACGATATTATTTCGATCAGCTCAGCCATTAAACATCATAGCAAACTGGTTGGCGAACTGAGCCAGCCAACTTATGTCACTAACGATATCGGTAAGATCGTGGTGAACAAAGCACCAGACAATACCAAGTCGCCAAATTTAGCCGACGCGGTTATGATCGCTTTTTCGGTGACCGCACGAAAACCTATCACGATCAGTCAGTATGCTGTAGCGGCGATCTAAATTATTTAAAAGGCTTATCATGCAAGGTATCCTGATCACTAACGGCGGCCCGCACTCCGGCGCAGCCTGGGCAGAAGCCACAGCCACCCATATTCTGGCTATCGCTGATGACATCGCACCGGAAAAACGCGGCGTAGGTATTAAGCTAATGGGCGCTATTGTCGATATTCTGGAAAAGCACCACGACGAGGTACAAGCCGGGGAACGGTTGTTTATCGCTAACGACAGCAGCCGGCTGGTCGCTGACGGCAGCCCGTCTGACCATACCGATTTAGACGCTGCTGTAGCGGCGATTATCGCCGCAGGCCAGGCCACCCAGTGGGCGCCCGATTTTAGCGACCCGGCAATGCCTGACCGTATTCGCGCCACACTAATATCGCATTTTCAGACAAGTATGCAAATTGAACGAAGCTGGCACGCAGACCGCAATCCTGACCTTGGTCACAGTATCGAATTTAAAGCCACACTGGCACCGGCTGTTACCCCTGCTGGTGACAGCGCGACGATCACGACCGGAGAATAACCATGGCTGGTATTACTACCGCACTCCCCTCTCAGTTTAAGGTCAGCGTCTTACAGGGCGGCCACTGCTTTAACGGTTCGGGTACAGCGACCGGCACAACGGCTAACACAAGCACACATATCACAGCACTGTCGTCGCTGGCCAACGTAGCTATCGGTTGCAGCGTATCAGGCACCAACGTACCGGCAAACAGTTTTGTGGGTGCGATCGACAGTACCACGTCTTGCTATATCACCCAGGCATGCACAGGTGCCGGGTCACCTACATTAACCTTCGTCGGGCATAATTTTAATTGTGCCCTGATGATTGCGACGGTGACAGGAACATATGGCGCGGGGTCGGTTCAGTGGGGGTCAAGTTCAGGGTCGCCCACAACAACCAACTTAGGCACCGATGAATTAGCCGGATCGGGCGGATATATACAGGGCGGACAGGCGTGCGGCGGCGCATTAAATACCACACCGGTGCTGAACACGCTGGTCGCTGTCACGCAGCCCACAACAAACCCGAGCTGGACATCGGCTACGTTTAGCACATCAGGATGCATGATTTATAACGCGAGTAACCAGACTTATTGCGCTTATATCGGCAGCTTTGGCGGTACACAAACCGTAACGGCTGGCACATTTACTATACTCCTGCCCACAGTAGGCTCAACCACCTCTTTAATTCGTATCGCTTAATAAGTCATGAGTGACAATAGCGCATCAAGCGGCGGGGCCGGCGATATAATCCGTACGGTAGCAAAAACGGTCAACGCAGGTGTTAAAACACCGATGACCATCCTCGACGTAGGGGGTGGGGCTGACGGTAGCAGCGAATCGGCATGGACCGGAAGCGTTAACAGTAATGACGGTTCCGGTTCCCCGATTAACAGTTTATCAGCCGGTGCCGGCCAAAACGGGCTGATGGTTGCGCTGGGCGCGACTAATTTTTTTTACAGTACAGTTAATACCAGCACCGCACAATTAGCCCCCGGGCAAATATTTCCCGGCGCGATTGAAACAGCGGAAGCGGAACCGGCTATCACGTTTTTATGTACATCAGATCAGCCGCTTATACTAACTGTTTTGCAATATGTCGATATTCTCGGGGTAAATCTGGCCGATGTGTGGACGTATTTAGTCACGCCGGACAACGCGGTTAATATCTCACGCATTTTGAACGGTAACTACGTCAAAGTAACGGCGCAAAATGTCGGTCCCAACACGACCACCCTGTTTAATTTGAATGTGGCATACGGCGCTATTATGCCGGTGACTAATTTAGGTAACCTGCCCGTCGCATTAAACGAAATCAACGGTGTGGCTATCGCACCGGGCGCAGGACTGCCAGTCACCGTTATTAGCAGCAGCAGTGTTCCCGACCCGGCCACGTTAGCAGCAACATCATCTGACGGGCCGCTATTTCAGGCAATAACGGGCGACCCGGCTGGCGATTTTGCCAACGTCGATTTTATGTCTGCCTTATTTGATGATACGTTAGGTCTTGCGGCACGCTTTAAGATAGTTAATCAGCCAGCGGTCGATGTAAATGGCCGGATACTTGTTTCAGATGCGCCAGTACCAATCCCGTTAAACGGTGTAGTTAACGGCCAGCTCGTCATAGATACGACAGGGTACCAAAGCTTAAATATAACAACTTATGTTATGCAAGCCACGGTGAGCTGTTCTAATGACCTTGTAAACTGGTCAGCGTTATCCGGGACGGCGGCGCTAATAATAAACGGGTACGTAACCACCATTTCGAGTGGTTCTTACAGTTTCCCTTGTTTAGCACGCTGGATAAAGTTAACGGTAACGGGTGCCGGTAACGCGACAGCCTATTTACGTGCGCAACCCTGGGCGTCGGGGTACGTAGCGCCCGCCCCTGTTAACATAAATCAAATAGGGGGAACAGCTTCAGCCGCCGCAGCCGGGCAAATAGCCCTGGGCATAACAGTAACACCTAGCGGGACGTCATTTGCCACAGTAGTGCTGGCACCAGCAACACCTGTAAGTCAACTAATTAAAAATTCGGGGGGCCGGCTGATGTCGATGTCGGTATCTAACTCCAACAGTACAGGGGTCTGGCTAAAACTATTTAACGCATCTACGGCAACGGTAGGCACGACGACACCGGTTTATAACGTTTATATACCGCCAACAGCTTCTTATGCACTACCGATACCCTCTGTTGGTATGTCGTTTTCATCAGGCATAATTTGGGCAGTCACTGGCGCTATCGCCGTGTTGGATGCAACAGCGATCACCGCATCGACTTGTAGCGTCAGTGCTACTTATATTTAAAGGGTTATAACTATGCAAATTACTACGCAAACCGGCGCACCAGCGGCTTCCTCGCCGTCCGGGTCGCAGCCCGTTGTCCGTTCCGGCAACATGAACGACGTAATTGTTTCAGAACTACACGGGCCTTGTTATGAAGGTACGTATCGTAAGTCCCGTTTTGGTGGCGCGATGCAGGCAGCCTTAGCGACAGCAACTATCGCCGGGTTAAGCACCACGGTAACAGGTACGGTAGTGCTTTACAACCCGGTCGGTTCGGCAGTAAACGTCGCGATTGAACGTGTCGGCATCGGTTTTATTGTTGCACCAGCAGCACCGCTGGTATTTGGTCTGGCCACCGGTTACGGCATTGCAGCACTGAGCGGAACTCTGACATCGCTGAATCCTAAGTCAAAAAATATAGGCTCGGGTGCACAGCCTGTTGCCCAGTTATACTCTTCAGCCACGATCACGCTGCCTGTCGTACCTACCGTAGACACTATTTTAGGTGCGCTGGGAACCGGCGCAGTAACCACAACGGAATCGATGCCTGGTATTTACGATATAAAAGGTGAAATTATTTTACCCCCAGGCGGCTATGCGCTCATCTACACCTCTGCAGTGATGGCCGCATCAGGCTTTTTAGCTTCATTTTCCTGGGAAGAAGTACCAGTTTAATAGTTAATTAAAAGGACAGCACTATGTCCATGCTGCTCCTTTTTTCCGGTTCAGCCGGCGGGTCTGTCAGTTATGCCGTCACCGGAGTTCAGGCGAACTCTGTTGCCGGGGTTCTGTCAGTCCGTATTCAGTATCAGGTTGGCGGTGTTCAGGCAACCAGTTCCGCAGGCACCACCATACCTGCGCTGCTACAAGCAATTACCGGCGCTGCAGGCACATCTGCCGCGGGAAATGTCAGCGTAACGACCGCTGTAACTACGGCGGGGGTTCAGGCAACCAGTTCCGCTGGCACCGTGTCGTCAGTCATTGCAGTTAATGTAACGGGCGTCCAGGGGACGACTTCGGCAGGCAGTGTCGTTTTTAGCGGGGCACAAGCCACAGGTGTGCAGGGGGTATCAGGTGCGGGCACGACCTCCCTTGCCGTAGCCGTAACATTAACCGGTGCACAAGGGGTATCGGGTGCCGGCAGCCTGGTTCCTGGCATCAGTGTGCAGGTAACTGGTGCGCAAGGGGCCGCTTCTCCGGGCAGTCTGGCAGCGGGAGGCAAGACCACCGTGTCAGGGGTTCAGGGCACATCAGCCGCCGGCAGCACTTCTGATTTAATTAATACAGGCACACTGGCAGGCGTTCAGGCTGCGTCAGCATCAGGTTCAGTAATACCTGCAGTACGCGCAGCATTAAGCGGCGCACAGGCCACTTGCGCCGCGGGCCTGATGGCGGCGAACGACGGGCTTTATGCAGCAGGTGTTCAGGGCACCACTACCGCAGGTAATGTAATAAGCGCGGTGCGAACAGGATTAGCAGGCAAACAGGGAAACAGCGCCGCGGGGGTTGTTACCGGTACACCTGTCTGGACTATTAATGTCAGCGGGGTGCAGGGGCTAACAGAGGCAGGTTTTGTTACCGTCGTAATTCACGGGTCCAATATCGGCAAGCTGGCAGCCACGGATTACGCAGCGTTTATCACCGCCGCAAATGACCATGGGGCATATAATTTAGCAGTAGGCGATTACGCTGCTGCCGTGACGATGATTGCTGTTACAAACGACAACCGGGTGTACAACTCAGCGACAGGCGATTACGCCGTCACAACAGCAATTACGGGCGACACATGAACACGTACACAGCAGGCACACTGATCCAGTTAAATTTGGCCGTTACAACGCCAGCAGGTAGCCCGATAAGTCCGACAACGGTCACATTTAAGATACAAACTCCCGATGGTGTCGTCACTGATTACTCCAGTTCAGTGCTTGTAGTGTCGACTGGCGTATATTACGCGCAGTTTAACCCGGTGCAAGTCGGGCTGCATCAGTATGAGTGGATCGGTACCGGCGTAGCCCAGGTAGCGTCTGTCAGCCAGTTTTTGGTAAATCAAAGTACATTTTAATGACTATTTTTGCTTTTTTTCGCCGTTTTCTCCCTAAAAATAAGGCGCAGGAAGTCACCCAAAAAGCGTCTGAACCAGGGCCGGAGCATATTGAAAAGCTCATTAAAGCGATGCATATTAGTGCTGAAGCGGTGGCAAAGATACGTTTAACGAGCGAACCGGCACACCCCACGTTTAATTCAGCCTTTGAGCTGCCTAGTATCGCACCAGGCGTCGTGCCGGCAGGCGAAAAACTGGCGCTTGATGAATATTTAGGGCAGGCATACGAATGGGCGCGCGCGGGTAATTTTCAGGAAGGGATCGGTTTCTTAGGTTACCCTTATCTGGCAGAATTATCACAGCGCCCTGAATATCGTCAGATAACTGAAATTATTGCGCAGGAGATGACACGGCGCTGGATTCGGTTTACCTCAAAAGGGGATGACGATAAATCGAAAAAGATACAGGAAATTGAACGCGAATTCAACCGGCTAGATGTACAGAATAAAATACGGCATGTACTGGAACTGGACGGGTTTTTCGGTCGCGGTCACATCTACATCGATACAGGCGACACAGATACGCCAGACGAATTGAAACTACCTTTAGGCGACACATCAAACGAACTGTCTAAAGCCAAAGTCACCAAAAAACACCCGTTAAAAGAACTGATTGTTGTTGAGCCGATGTGGACTTACCCTTCTGCGTACAACTCAATTAACCCGTTAAAAAATAATTATTACAAGCCTGATTCATGGTATGTGATGGCGACGACTGTACATCAGTCACGTCTGCTGACATTTATCGGGCATCCGGTACCGGATCTGTTAAAAGCAGCCTATTCATTTGGCGGCTTAAGTTTATCGCAAATTGCTAAGCCGTACGTCGACAACTGGTTGCGCACACGCCAGTCCGTATCTGATTTGTTGCATAGTTTTTCAGTCATGGTTCTGAAAACGGACATGAGCACAATTCTGAACGGCGGGGCTGCTGATATGATGATTGCGCGCGCGGAAGTGTTTAATAAATTCCGTGACAACCGCAATATCATGATGATCGATAAAGATCGCGAAGACTTCATGAACGTGTCAGCGTCACTGGCAGGTCTGGACCATTTGCAGGCGCAGGCACAAGAACACATGAGCTCGGTAACGTGCATCCCGTTAATTAAACTGCTGGGGATTACGCCTAGCGGTCTGAATGCATCCAGCGAAGGTGAATTTGAGTCATTTAACGCGACCATTGAAGCCAGGCAGGAATCGCAAGTGCGTCCGCACGTCACTAAAATATTTAACCTGGTGCAATTATCACTGTACGGCGAAATCGACCCGTCGTTAGGGTTTAAGTTTGAACCACTAGGCGTGATGAATGCCAGCGCACAAGCTAATGTGCGTAAAGTTGAAGCTGATACAGATGCGATTTTGATTAACGCAGGCGTGATAGCCCCGCAGGAATCGCGCGAACGTATCGCTACTGACGAAGATTCGAAATACGCCTCGATCGACGTGAATAAAGAGATTACACCGCCAGATGCAGATATGTCAGACGAAGAAGGACCAGGGGAATATGAACCCCACACTGAAGGGTTACATTCTAATGGCACCAGTAACTAATTAAAGAGCCGCTATGACAATTATTAACACTACGTCCCAGTCCGAATTTGAAATAGCCACTGCGACAGGAACGCCTACAGGTAAAACGGTAACAGGTGTGCAACTAATGGCGCTGGACGTGAATGGCAGTCCGCAAGCTCTGGGAATAGCAAACCCAGTACCTACATCCAGCGCACCAGGCCCTGCAACGGTAATTTCAGGCCAGCTGGGCATAGGTACAAATGGCACAGCGGTTAATTTTCCTTCGGGGACTATTACGCAAGGCGGTTTTATCCGCGCTAATATCGGCAATGTGGGCGTTGGGTTCATAGGCAATGCGGGGGTAACTAATGCAGTGTACCCCACAGCGGGCGGCGGGTACCGGCTTAATCCGGGCGACGCGATTTCGGTTATTGCCGGGACAAACTTAAATAATAACTGGGTTAACGGTACTGCTGGCGATTCCTTTGACTATTACGTAAATTAACTATGCTATCTATCCCACCAAGCTCAGTCAAACAGGTATTACCTTACAGCACATGGCGCGGTGTCGGGCCTTCGATGACACCTGTTTTACAAGGCTATAATGTCGGCGGCGGTATTTCACAGACAGTGCGCTCACGCCACTATTTGAACACCCGTTTTCGTCAGCACCGGCAAGTAATTCCGCTTTTTATGCTGCTAACCGTATCCGGGGCAGTACAGGAAGTGCAGATACCTTTCGGGCTAAATTTTCAAGTAGCATTCGAGCTGAGTTTCACAAATGCGGTTACAGGATTAACTCCGCGTCAGCAATACACGTTTAACGGTGCGAATACAGCTACTTACGCGATTATTCCAGGGGTATCAGTTAGCCAGGGCTCATCCGCAGTTACCTGCTCTAATATTCTCGGGACAATCGCGGCCGGGCAGCCTCTGTTTAACGGAACATCTGTCGTAGGGATTATTCAAACCTATTCTGGTACGACCGGAATCACCCTGGCATCTCCCTATACCGGAAACACTTTATCTAACGTAACCTGCACAAGTAACAACGGGCCAACACAACAGGCCGGCTACATTGAAACAGACATATTAGATCCAGGCGCTTATTACACACCAGGACCGCTGGCGTCACCGAATTTCTTTGGCTTGCATACCACCATGGAGAATCCGACCCAGATAATTATCGCTGGGGCGGTATTCGCTACTACGGGCAATACGCTTACTTGCACCAGCGTAAGCGGTAACGGCTTCGGCGTTGGCAGCCCGGTTTTCTATAATAATGCGCAAGTCGGCACGATAGCCACTGTCGTTTCTGCCGGAACATCCTATACCCTGGCAGCAAACGCCGCGTCTAATGGCGCAACTGTGACGGCATACGGACAGGCCCTTCCTTACTGCAAACCCGCCAGTAACTTCTTACAACGCTATCTCGGCGTACTTAACACCACAACGGCGGCTACTGGTACCGGGTCTGCTACAGCATCCAGTACCGTAACTATTACCAGCGGTACTGCCTGGGCCAGGGGCCAGATGTTCCAGGGGCCATCAGGTTCGACTGTGCCAAACGGTACTTACGTAGTAGATACTACGGGGGCGACGGGATCGGTAACACTTACTTTAAACAATGCGGTGACCGTTTCTGGCGCCTGTACAGGCATTCTCTCCTATATCCATAGTGATCAGGCACGGTCAGGCGCGACATACACAGCCTACACCACAAGTCCTGTAGGCTCTACAACGTACATGACGCCTTGTCAAATGCAAATTTTGACAAATGCGCCAACCCCTTTTATTGCTGCAGTCGGCGATTCAATTGAATTCGGGTCGCTTGAGGGCGGGGGTATGGCATCATTTACCGGTTATATTGCCAGCAACATCATCAATGTAGTGAGTGGGCTGGGCGGCGTCGTTATGGCGACCGGCGAAACGATGTGGACAAACGGGTCAACGAATGTAGGGACCATAGGCACTAATATCTCCGGCGGCTCAACTAACGGGTCAACATGGAACACCGCGGCAGCGAATATCGGTAGCAGTGGTTCACCTATTACGATTTATTTTTCACCTTCCGGTAATGCCGGTGACGCATTTGGTTCTGCTTTAGGTAATTCAGGCTGGTTAGAGCGCGGCGTAAATGAGCTCGCCGGCTATTCGATGTTCAATTTATCGAAGGGCGGCGACGCAAATATTTACTGGATGAACTCAGCCTATTCTCAATTCCGCCAGAGTTTACTGACACTGGGAAATCCGACACATGTTGTATGCGGAATGGTTCACAATGATATCTCTCATTCCTGTAATTTATCGCCTACCGTTTGGGCTTCATTAGCTTCACACACTATTGGTGATGTGGTATCAGGAACAAGCGCAACGAGCGATTATGTCGCTGTTGGCGTAACTGTCCCAGGTGACGTAAGCGGCACTACCGGACTAACCAATCTTTCCGGTACAACGTATGGTGCAAATATTGTTGATGGCACGATGGTTTGGCAATACATTGGACCTCATTCAGCAACGGGCAACCGGGAGGGCGCCACGCTTATTTTAGGTGAGATGTTTGCTGTAAACAGACTGATAAAAAATTGCTGCCCCGGCGCAAATATCATTCAGAAACTACCAACACCTGACGTTGCTACAACAACAGACATGTATGAAACAACGGCTAACCAGACAGTTACATTAGGCGGATGGTCTGGCGGGGCTGCGTCGACACGAATGACTGTATATACAGCATTAAATACGGCCAGCATTAAATCTTTGCTGCAAATAAACACGTTGATTGACCCTAACACTTATTTGGAATACGGCGGATCAGGCACCACAGGGCTATTTGTTGTCAACGGGAACCCCTGGTATGCAACCACCGAAGGAACACACCCTAACAGCGAAGGTAATGTGCTTGTGTCTTACTCCGTCACACCCGCATCCTTCCCGTCAGTATATTAATTTATTTGTATGGGAGCACTTAAAACATTTAAGCCTGTTCATCCTAACGCAGGTATCGAAGCAGCGTATAGCCGCCAGTTACTGGCGCTGATTGATCAGATGAATAAGAGCGTTAATTTTTGGGTGTTGCAGGCATATAAAACAAACGCGCCTGAAATCGCGATGGATGCAAGCCCGGCATTTTTAATGCGCGTCTTAATGAAACGACTGAGCCGTTACTGGCTTAAAAAGTTTTCAGACCGCGCACCTGATCTGGCTAAAAGTTTCACTAAACAGTCAGGCGACTACACGACGCGGGCTTTTATGGATTCGTTAAAGCAGGCAGGTTTTGCGATCGAGTTCAAAATGACGGCTGCCATGAACGATGTGGCACAAGCCACCGTGAACGCTAATGTCGCTCTTATTAAAAGCATCCCCCAACGGCATTTAGCTGAAGTCGAAGGCATCGTCATGCGCAGCGTGCAGACAGGTCGCGATCTGGGTACGTTAAGTAAAGAGTTACAGGCAAATTTTGGGGTAACGCGCCGGCGCGCACAATTTATTAGCAGGGACCAGAATAACAAAGCTACGGCAGCAATAACAAAAGTGAGGCAAAAAGAAGCGGGAATTACCGAAGCCGTCTGGATGCACAGTAACGGCGGTAATGAACCGCGGCAGGAACACGTTAAGTGGGGTGCTGCCAAAAAAACATACAAGATTGACGAAGGTATGTATTCCGAAGTTGAAGGTAAATTTATCTATCCGGGTGAACGGCCTAACTGCCGGTGTATATCAAGGCCGGTCATACCGGGGCTGTCTTATCATTTAAGGTAGCTTATGCCGATCCGAAAAGTAACAGGTGGGTATAAATGGGGCAACCACGGCACTGTTTATTCTTCACGTAAAGATGCTGAACGCCAGGCAGCCGCTGCGCATGCTAACGGTTTTACAGGCGACGATGACACAAAATTAATGCTGGCACTTATTGACGTGCTGGAACAACTACTTGAGGGTCGACATGGCCGAAATAAGACTCGCGCTTGATAAAAACAGTGCGCGAACATACGACATTGAAGGGCGGTTGCGCGTAGCAGTTTCAAATATATCTAAAGCTAATGTGTGCCCATATATCGGCCACGAAATTCCAGACCCGGACGGCACGTTAAATCTGGATCCAAAAAAAGTCTATCAGCTATTACGCGACCCGGGCGAACTGGAAAAAGCAGCACCGACGTCGAATGGGGTGCAGCTGATGATAAAACACATTGCTGTATCGCCTGAAGACCCTAAAAAGATGGATGTTGTCGGTAGCATTGGCACCGACGCCGTTTTTAAAAAACCCTATTTGCAAAACAGTCTCATCGTATGGGACGCTGTTGCTATAGCGGGTATTGAAAGCGAAGATCAGGTTGAATTATCGTGCGGGTACCGTTACAGGGCGGACATGACACCCGGCACATACGAAGGAGTTGCATACGACGGTGTTATGCGGGATATCAGTTTTAACCACGTAGCACTGGTTACAGAGGGCAGGGCCGGCAGCGATGTCGTTGTCGGGGATTCACAATTGGAGACTTCTATGTCACGAAATTTTACATTATCGCGCAAAGCAGCGATGGCGAAAGGTGCCCTAGTGGTCTTCCTCAAGCCCAAACTGGCTAACGACGCAAAAATCGATTTAAACCCGATTTTGGATGGGGTAACTCATGCTAACTGGGAAAAGAAAAAAGTGCAGATTGCTGAAGCGATTAAAATCGCGACTAAAGGCAAACTGGCACAGGATGCGAGTCTGAAAGACCTGATGGGTTTATTGGATATGTTTTCAGCATCTGATAACGACGGTACGGACGAGTCGCCAGACGCAGATAAAGACGGCGCTACAGATCCAAAAGGAACGGAAGAGGGTGCTGAAGATGAGGATGATGATGAAGAAGCATCAGACGAAAATCCAGACGCAGACCTTGATGGTGCCAAAGCTGAAAAAGTGACAGCCGATGCTGAAAATGATAAGGCTGAAATACTTACTAAACTAAAGGCGCTATTAGCTCAACTTGAAGGTGGAGCTGCAGATGAGCCGCCAGAATTCCCTGGCAAACCTAAAAAACCTACATCCGAAAAGGAAAAACCTATGGGTGCATCAGATAAAACTGCCATGGATGCAGCGATTGCCGCCGCAGTCAAAAATTCCGAACAAAACACAACAAAACGACTGAATGACATCGCTGAAGCACGCGAAGCCGTCCGGCCGCATGTTGGCGAATTACGTGTGGCATTTGATAGCGCTGAAGCGGTATATAAAATGGCGCTGGATGCTGCTGGCGTAGATTTAACTGATGTTCCGCCGGCTGCGTATAAAGCGATGGTGAAGATGCTGGTTAAAGAGCAAACCACCCAAACCACTAAAACCCATTTGGCCCATGACAGTGCAGCCGTAGCAAGCTTCGCGTCCCGGTTCCCAACTGCGGGTCCAGTTATTCAATTAGGTTAATAGGAGAAAGTTATGTCACAATTTCAACAGCAAGTAAATATTATGCCCGCACCAGGCGTGGCGGGCGATTTTTGCTCGGCCAACCCCCGCGCGTCGGTGTTGAACGGGCCTGGTGATCCTGTAGCAGGACCTAACGGCGTTACGGTAGGGTACTTCTGCTGGGGATCGCCGCAAGGTTACGACAACGTTTCAGGCGAAGTCGATCCGTGGTCGCAGGTTAACAATACCGGAGCTGGTACACCTCTCGGTTTTATCCACCGCGAACAGCAAGCTCTGATTACTAAGTTCCTTGGATCTAACACCCAGCTGGTACCTCCAGGATACCCTGTCACAGTGCATCAGGCTGGCGACTTCTGGGTAACTAATAACGGAACTACCGCCGTAACGGCAAACATGAAAGCCTACGCGAATAACGCTACAGGCCAGATTAGTTTTGCGGCTACAGGCTCTCCGCCAACAGCAGCATCAGTAACTGCTTCTTTGGTAGCCAATAGCGCTGCGACATCAACCATTGCGGTTAATACAGCAACAACCAGCACTATTGCAGGTACCACACTCACTATGGGTGCGTTATCCAGCGGCGGTTTTGTTGCAGGTCAGACTCTGACTGGCACCGGTGTAGCTGCAGGTACAACGATCGTTGCGCAGTTGACAGGTACCGCTGGCGGTTCTGCTGGCGCTACCTTCCAGGTAAATATTAGTCAGACAGTACCTAGTACCACGATTACTGCATCAGGCGGCATGTTTACCGCCGGCTCTGCATTGTCAGGTACGTTTGCTGTCGGGCAGACATTATCAGGAACGGGCGTATCGGCAGGAACAACCATCACTGCCTTTATTTCAGGTTCAGGCGGTCTGGGTACTTATGCTGTCAGTATCAGCCAAACCACCACATCAACAACCATTTCAGCATCAGGCGGTACTTTGGTTGTTTCTGCTGTTGGTTCCGGCACGATCAGTATTAATGACACGATTACTGGCGGCACTATCGCCGCAAATACGCAGGTCACAGCACAGGTTTCTGGTGCTACAGGCGGCGTTGGCAGTTATCTGACTAATACATCTACCGCATCAACAAGCGGTACTGTGACAGTCTTGGGCGCCACTGAAACTAAGTGGTTTGCGATGTCCCCCGGCGCGGTCGGTGAACTCATTAAGATGAGTTCATGGGCTATCGGCTAATCTGCTAATTTAAAAAAGGAAATAACATGAAACGAAATTTAGAATTAGCGATGCTCGAATCGCGGTACGGTATTGTGGGACCCGCTGGCGAATTGTTTGACTATTTGCCAGAAGGTGCTGCAGAACGTATGGCGTTGGATGCACAGCCCGCGTTGGTTACCGTCAGCAACTCCGGTATCCCCTCCTTCCTGGCTAACTACCTTGACCCTAACCTGGTCCGTGTTTTAGTCACCCCAAACCGCGCCGCCGCTATTTTGGGCGAAGCGAAAAAAGGCGACTGGACTATGGCTACAGCGATGTTCCCGACCATTGAAAACGGCGGTGAAGTATCGAGCTACGGCGACTACTCTGAAAACGGTACCGTCACAGCAAACGCCACCTTCCCGCAACGTCAATCGTACCATTATCAGACGATTACGCAATGGGGTGAAAAACAACTGGAAATGGCGGCTTTAGCTAAAATCGACTGGGCGGCGCGTTTAAATATTGCTTCTGCAATCGTGTTGGATAAATACCAGAACAATACTTATTTTTACGGCGTGCAAGGTTTGCAAAATTACGGGTTGTTAAATTCTCCTGATTTACTTCCTTCACTTGCGCCAGGTGTGAAAGCATACAACTCAGGAACGTCAGGGCCGTGGATTACCAACGGTGCAGTAACAGCGACAGCGAATGAAATCTACACAGATATTCAGTCGCTATTCAGTTTAGTTGTATCGCAATCCGGTGGCCTGGTTGAAATGGATTCGCCGATGACTTTAGCAATGTCACCAGCGTCCAGTGTTGCTTTAACCACCACTAATCAGTACAACGTCAACGTTGAAGATTTACTGAAAAAGAACTTCCCTAAACTGCGTATTGAAACTGCACAGCAGTATTTAAATACGTCAGCAGGAAATATGGTTCAGTTGATTGTTGATGAACTTGACGGGCAAAAAACCGGCTTCTGTGCATTCACTGAAAAAATGAGGGCACACAAGATGGTCGTTAAAATGTCTAGTTTCGAACAGAAAAAGTCGCAGGGAAGTTGGGGCGCTATTATTTTCCAACCTTTTGCAATCAGCTCGATGGTAGGCGTATAAGTAGTATTTTGTAGTTTAATCGCAAGACGAAAAAGGCATTCTTATGAATGCCTTTTTATTTTATGGAGATTTAAAATGGCCGAACTCCCCAAGCTATCATCCGGCAATACAGTCAGTGTTGGATGCAAGATTCCTAACGGGATCCACATGGATTTTCTGACACCTGGCAAACCTCTTCGCCGCGTTACTTTACGCGGTACAAACGCATCGCGCGTTATAGGAGGTTTTGGTATTACTGAAAACGTACCGAAAGAATTTTTTGACGAGTGGATGCGGCTGAATGCAGAACACCCGGCGGTTGTGAATGGTTTTATTTTTTCAATGAATAAAACAAACGATGCCGAAGCCAGAGCAACTGAGATGAAAGCGGAAAAGAACGGGTTTGAACCTTTAGATCCTGATAAGCCTGGTAAAGACTTAAAAAAATTCACCGTGGCAGATTAATTTAAAGGCGTAATAATGTCAGTCGTATTTAACTACTCCACATGGGCACTTCGTTTTCCGGCTCTTGCGGCGAACGTACCAGAAACGCTGGCGCAACTTTATTTTAATGAAGCCTGTCAATATTGTGATAACACCGGATGCAGTCTGGTTACAGATGACAGTATTGGCGGGCAACGCGAGACATTTTTAAATTTAATAACGGCGCACATAGCCACATTAAATTCAGGTACTGCGGCGCAACCTGCTACAGGCATCGTAGGCCGCATTAATAGTGCGACTGAAGGAACTGTTACCGTACAGCTTGAGAATAAATATCAGGAAGGTACAGCGCAGTGGTGGCAGCAAACGCAGCCGGGCTCTAGCTACTGGGCGATGTCGAATCAATATCGCAACGCATTGTACGTTGTAACCCGCCCACGTAATTTCTGGCCATCATGAGCGCGTCATTTAAAAGTTCAGGAACACTGAACGCGAGATTAGCAGAGTTAGCGACGAATTTAAAGGCAGCCCAAAAAGTCCACGTAGGGTTTTTGGAATCAGCAACCTACGAAAATAAGCCTGTTGCTTACATTGCGGCGATACAGGAGTTCGGCGATCCAGGTTCGGGCAGCCCTCCCCGACCTTTTTTCCGCACGATGATTGCGAATGAAAAAAACCATTGGGGGCAGGATATAGCGAAAAAGTTATTGGCTACTAATTACAATGCTAAACAGTCATTAGATCAGATGGGGCAGGAAATAAAAGCCGAATTGCAGACATCGATTATCGATCTGGTCGCACCGCCCTTATCGCGCACAACAATTATGCTGCGCGCCATGCGCGCTGCAGACCCAACGTTAGGCGATAACGGAAACCCGATATCGTACGCGACAGTAAATGAAGCGCGTGCCAGGGTTGCGGCAGGCGAAAGCACAAATGGGGTATCAGAAAAACCACTGATAGATTCAGGGCACATGCTGAATAGCGTGGATTACGAGGTAGACCCGGAATGAACTTGCACAATATCGTAGCGCCAGTTATAGCCGCAATTAACCCGTGGCTTACCGCTTCTTATCAGCAGTCCACAACACCTACAATTGGCATCGATTTTACGCAGACACCAGGATATTTGCCGGCAGTAAATGTTCAGGTGCAAAAGCAACCGCTTCAGTGGAAAGATTTACAGCAAGTTAGCGGACTGAATTTAGTCGGCGAAAAATGCGTGATGTATGTTAGCGGTAACTGGCAAGGCGTATCACGACCAGCCAGTAAAGGCGGCGATTTAGTTACGCTGCCGGATGGCACTGTCTGGCTGGTTATTATGCCACTTGAAAACTGGTATTCGACGGACGGATGGACAAAAGTAGCGTGCGTTTTGCAAAACGGGAGTTAAATAGTGGTGACGGCGACGATTAGCATTACTGAAGCCGATCTGTTTCAGACTCTCGGCAATTTTTTAACTTACGTACTACCCTCCGGGACGCCTGTCGTAAAAGCGCAGACAAACCGCGTGGCAGAACCAGCAAACACTAATTTTGTCACGATGACACCATCGTTACGACAACGTTTAGGATTTAACTGGACTGAATTTAGCGACGGGTACCCAAGTACAGCCTCAGTGCAAACAGATAACGCGCCTACTGACGTGTCAGTTCAGTTAGATATTCACGGTCCGCTGGCGGCCGATAATTTACAGATACTGACAACATTGTTCTGGTCAGGCTGGGGGTGTGATCAGTTCGCCACATCTGGATTCGATATTACACCGCTATGGTGCAGCACTCCGGTTCAGGCACCTTTTTTAAATGCAGAACAGCAGATTGAAACGCGCTGGACTGTGGACTTTCATATGCAGGTAAACGCTGTTGTCACAATCACCCAACAATTCGCTGCAGCACTGGACGTTGAACTGGTTTCTGTAGAAGCGGTGTATCACCCTTAATTTAATTTCACAGCTTGCTTTTAGCAGCTTTTATATGGAGTAACGCATGAGTACAATACCAGCATCGGCCATTGTCCAGGTCAACCCCAGTGTTTTATCGGCCGGCGGTTCTGGCTTAGATTTATCCGGGCTATGTCTGGATAACGGCACTCGCACACCAATCGGAACAGTTCCTTCATTTCCTTCAGCACCCGCTGTCGGTGCATATTACGGATTAGCTTCAGTACACTACGCTAACGCTCTTATATATTTCGCGGGTTTTCAAGGTTCGAACATTAAGCCTGGCGCATTATTGTTTGCGCAATACAACCAAAACGCCGTACCTGCATATATCCGCGGCGGTGCAACAGCGGCTTTATCACTGACAGCGTTACAGGTTCTTAGCGGCACGTTAATCGTCACTGTAGAAGGCGTACAGAAAACGTCGGGGGCGATCACTTTATCTGCGGCTACCAGCCCCGCAAACGCTGCGACGATCATTACCACAGCATTCGGCGCGTACGACGGTGTTACCAGCGCCGCGACAACTATCGCTACAGGCACGACAACCAGCGTAACAGGCTCAATCACCGGCTATACCCTGACAGTGACTGCTGTCGGTTCAGGCGCTTTAGTTGTCGGCGGCGTACTGTCTGGCACAGGCGTTACGACAGGTACAGCGATTACGGCACAACTTACTGGCACGACGGGAGGTATTGGCACTTATACTGTCAGCCTTAATCAGACAACAACATCAACCACGATTACGCAATCATACGGGTTGATGACTGTTGCAGCGATGTCGTCAGGTACTCTGTATGTCGGATCAGTCATATCAGGAGGTACTACTGCAGCCGGTACAACCATTACAGCTCTGGGTACCGGTACAGGTGCAGCAGGTACATATATTACGTCAGGCGGCGCGCAAACAGTATCTGCAACCACAATCAGTTCAGGTCCGCTCACCTGTACTTATGATAGCGTTTCCGGTAACTTCGTTTTAACCGGCGGCACCCCCGGTGCAGCAGGTACGATTGGTTACTGTACCGGCACACTGGCTACTGCTTTGTCGATGACTTCGGCGACCGGGGCCGCATTGTCGCAAGGCGCGGCACCTGCAACACCTGCAGCCTTCATGGCGGGCATCGTCGCGCAGACAACTAACTGGGCAACTTTCTTTACCCTGTTCGATCCTGATAATGGTTACGGCAACGTGAATAAACAGGCGTTCGCTAACTGGGACGGCTTGCAAAATAGCGAATTCGCTTATGTTGCGTGGGATCTCGATATCACTCCGACGCAATCGAACGCAGCAACAAACAGTCTCGGCTATATTCTTAAAAATAACTCAACTTCGGGAACTATTTGCGTTTACGACCCAAATAACACCGGACTGGCAGCTTTTACTTCAGGTTCTATTGCATCGATCGATTTCACGCAGTTAAACGGACGTTCGACACTGGCGTTTAAATCGCAGTCCGGATTTACGTCAACTGTCTCGTCACAGACTGTATCTTCTAATCTGATCGCTAACGGATACAATTTTTACGGCTCTTACGCGACAGCCAATCAGGGTTTCCAGTTTTTTAATCCAGGCCAGATTTCAGGTCAGTTTCAGTGGGCGGATAGCTACGTTAATCAGATATGGATGAATTCAGCGTTCCAGCTAGTGTTAATGACACTGCTGACCAGCGTGAAATCTATTCCTTACAACTCGCAAGGTTACGCTTTAATTCGCGCAGCGTTAAGCACAGTGATTACGCAAGCGGGTAACTTCGGCGTATTTCAGCCAGGCGTTCAGTTATCTGCTTTGCAGATTGCCGAAGTCAATACGGCGGCAGGCACGCCGATCGATGCGATTTTGTTTTCACAAGGGTATTATTTGCAGATTTTGCCTGCCACTGCGCAGGTGCGGGGGGCCCGCGGTTCTCCGCCGATGACTTTTTGGTACATGGATGGCGGATCAGTACAAAGCATGAATTTAGCCTCAGTCGAAGCTCAATAATAAAGGATATTCACCATGAGCATTACTTCAGCAAACAGTACCCTTTATCTGGGCGTAACAAGTTTGTTTAACACCCCGCAACAAATGATAGGCTTCGCACAAGATGACGCCTATGAGGTTGACGCGGTAGATCCTGTCGAAGCCCTGATCGGCGTTGACGGAATTATGTCGACTGGCTGGGTGCCGCAGATTAAAATTATGCACGTCACCCTGCAACCGGATAGTGTGTCGAATGTCTTTTTCGAGGCGTGGTACGCATCGCAGGAAGCGCAACGTGAAATTTATCAGGCATTCGGTACGATATATCAGCCTGGCATCTCACGGGCATACGCGTTAACGAATGGAGTTCTGGCTAATTACACGCCTTTAGCTGCGGGTAAGAAAGTGCTGGCACCGCGCCGGTTTCAGATCAAATGGCAAACAATCTTAGGAGCACCTGCATAATGCGTAAAACCGCAACCATTACGATCGCGGCGGAAGGACGGGATAAAGGCAAAGTATTTCAGCTGAAAGAAATGCCTGCTTCACAAGCTGAACGTTGGGCGATGAAAGTTTTTCTGGCTTTAGCTAAAAGCGGAGTCGATATTCCAGAAGATGTCATGCAATCTGGTATGGCGGGCATCGCCGCAATTGGATTCAAAGCTTTAGCTGGTATGAACTATTACGATGTGGAACCGCTGATGGATGAAATGTTCCAGTGCGTGCAGGCTATGCCCGACCCGGGTAAACCAGCGGTGCTTCGCAATCTGATTGAAGATGACATCGAAGAAGTGAAAACCAGATTGGTCTTGCGTAAAGAGATTTTGCTACTGCACGTAAATTTTTCGCCGGCCGCCGGAAGTTCTCAGTAAAATTCGGCGGCATCCCCGATAAGCGGTGCATTAACTATCTTAATGTACCGCGGACTTTAGGAATGGTCATCTCTCATGATAAAGCCACAATGGCTGAGCTTGATACGGTGTACAGCATCGAAGACGTATATGACATGATTGAAATTATCCTGGTTGATAATTACAATGAACATTTAAGCAGAGATGATTAATGCCAACCGTTATTGAAAGTCTTGTTGTTTCTTTGTCGCTCGATACGACTCAGTTCACTACTGAACAGCAAGCGGCCGTAAAGCATCTGAAAAATATAGAAGGTCAGTCAGGCAAGACCGGCCAAAGCCTTCATAAATCAGGGTCATCAGCCGCAGAGGCGTTCAGTAAACTGAAACGTGAATTGATTTCTATCGTAGGAATTTACGCGTCCGTATCAGGCATTAAGACGTTTGTCAGCAATATGCTGGATTCGACAGCTTCCGTACAGCGTTTGTCGGATAATTTCGCTATAAACAAGAAAGAAATTTTCGAATGGCGCGCTGCGGCCGAACAGGCAGGCGGTACTGCTGAAGATGCAACTTCGGCGATTTCTAAAGCGAATGAAGAGTTTGCCCGATTTCGTAAGTACCGTGAAGTAAGTCAGGGCGTGATGGTCAACGGGGTCGATATATCGTCGGCGACGAGTGGCCTTGATTTGCTACTTAAAAAATCTGAAGCGATCGCACGTGTACGCCGCAATGTTCTGGAAAAAGGCGGGACGCAGACAGATGCTGAAGCGGCCGGTAATTTAGCCTCTTCCGAACTCGGTATCGCCGCTAGTCTATACCCGATTTTGAAAGACGGCCCGGAAGCAGCCAAAAAATTACTGCGCGCGAATGCAGAACTTGTTAATGAACAGATGAAACTGGCTGGCGATTCAGAAGAATTGCGTAAAGCCTGGAATAAAGTCAGTAATGAATTAGCCGCAGCAGGCATTGAAGTGTTGAACCATTTTATGAAGCCTTTGCAAGATTTGGCTGCATGGTTGGTGACGGATCAATTCAAACAGGATCTGATTAGTTTTTCAGACGGCGTCGGGACTTTGGCTACTGTAGTAGAATGGGTCGCTAAGCTATTTAATCTGGTCGGCAAAGCGATAGGTAATAGCTTAGGTTGGATCAGCAGATGGGGGGCTAGCAGGCATAAAGATCGCAGCTATGATATTTTTGGCGACAGTTCAACTCAACCATCCGCAACACCGACAGGGCCTCTATCAACGGGCGAACAGAAAGAAGCTAAGTTACGCATTATCAATAAATTGAAAGCGATGGGTTTTACGACAGACCAGGCAAAAGCCATTACGGGTAATTTGCAAGCTGAGAGCAGCCTGAACCCCGGGTCCTATAACCCGAAAGGTGGCGGCCAAGGCGCGAGAGGATTAGCTAACTGGCGCGGTGCGCGGCAAGACGCTTTTAAAGCAATGTTTGGACACGGTTTGGACAAAGGAACAGAAGACGAACAGCTTAAGTTTCTGAAATCTGAGTTGGATACGAACCCAGGATATAAAAACGCCTTGTCAGGATCGTCAGTAGGTGAAATGACTGAAGCGTTCGCGCGAATTTATGAAGCGCCCAGCGCCACGGATTTATCAGCCTCGCTAAATAAGCGCTTAGGATATGCGGGGGCGCTCGGGGCGAATGCAACAGCAGTGGGCAAGAGCGCCAGTAATTCGTCATCAACTACGGTGAATATCGATTCAGTTAATATAAAAACAGCAGCAACCGATGCACCAGGTATTGCAGGGACGATTAAACCTGCGATTCATGTGGCGATGGCGACGACTGGAGTGCACTAATGGGTTCAGGTATCCCCCAACTGGTTAACGATATCGGTTTAGCCGTCGACGTTGCGGTTTTGCTGACTTCCGATATTATTATCGGCGCTAACGGTTTAGTTAACTCCGCGCAGCAAGCCAATAATCAGGGCGTTAATCAGGCAATTTATAACGGCATATACGCAGGTATCACTCAAACGCCGATTAAACTGCAGTGGGGTATTTATCTTAATGGTGTACCGGTCTTGCAGCCAGATACAGTGCTGTCACTTGAATACCATAAAGAATCGAGCGTACCAGATTATCCAGTTGAAGGCGGCTCCTTTGGGCAGTACAATAAAATTGCAAAACCCTATGAGGCACGGATACAGATGGCTGTTGGCAGCAACGGACCTGACGGGTCGGCTAACAGGGCATTTTTTTTAGATGATTTAGAAACATTGGAAGCCAGTTTCGATCTGTATGATATTGTCACGCCAGAAAAAACATACCTGAATGCGAATATCACCGGGTTTGATTACCGGCGCACATCTGGTCAGGGTGCCGGTATGATTGTCGCTGATATTTCGCTGGTCGAAATCAGGGTTAGTACTTCTGCAGCATTTAGCAATACGGCGCAACCTGATGGTGCTGCGGCCCAGCCAAATCAGGTAACACCCCAACCACCGCCGGTTAACGCCCCGGCGGCCTCGACTGTTTTAGGAAAATAGCTATGCAAACTATCCCGCTGATTGATGAATATGCACAAACGATCACGGTAGGGTTAGGCGGCCAGAATTGCACAATTAATTTATACCAGAAGTCGACCGGATTCTTTTGCGATCTGTATGTAGGCGGCACACTTATTGTGGGCGGCGTACTGTGCAATAACTGGACCAAAATAGTCCAGAATACCTATCTCGGTTTTCTGGGTGATCTGGCTTTTTACGATACGCAGGGAACAAATCCCCCAAGTAGTCCGGGACTCGGTGCGCGATATCTTCTTTATTATTTACAGGTATCTGATTTGAACGGGGCAGGTTGATGAGTTTCGTTAAACGTGTCATTGAAGTCACGCTCACATTAGGTACAGGCGATTTTGGAAACGGTCTTGGTAGTAGCGTAACGTTGTCAGGTTATCGTGTCCGGTGCGATTGTCAGATTTATGGCGGCGATGCTGGCGCCGCCGTACAGTTGCGTATATCCGGGGTAACGCTTCCGCTAATTAACCAGTTAACATGTCTTGGCCAAATTTTAGGCCAGTACAAAGGCGGTAATACAGTACGGGTTGCGGTCGGAAATAGCGGTTCAGCATTGACAACTATTTTTACAGGCTCGATTATCACCGCTTGGGGTGACTTTGCGTCGCCGCCCGATTCAGCATTGAATATTACCGCGATAGCCTATTTATGGCACGCAGTGTTGCCGGTGAACGCCACAAGTTTTCCTGGTACAACGTCCATAAATACGATATTTCAGGCTATCGTAGCAGGTATGAATAATGCGGTGCCTTCACTTAATCTGACTTATTCCAATCCGCAAAATATTGCTACGACACTGACTAATATGTATCTTCCAGGGTCAGGCTTAGATCAGATCCGTGAATGCGCGGCGGCGGCAGGTGTAAATTATAAAATAGAATTAGGCGTATTGACGATATGGCCAGTGAAGGGTTTTATCCCGAATATAGGGTTAATACCTATCATATCGCCTAGTAACGGTCTGGTTAGTTACCCTACTTTTTCACAACAGGGGGTTGATATAAAAACTGTATTTTTACCGAATCTGAGTCAGGGCAACCGATTTACGGTAACTGACAGCGCATTAACACTGGCTAATAACACCTGGACCATTGCTTCTGCTGTACATACGCTGGAAAGCGAAACGCCGGGCGGCGCGTGGTTCACAGTATTAAAGGGGATATGGGTTGGATGATGATGCTTATCAGAGTACGGCGACTGCAGCTAATATGCAGGGCGACTATAACGCGCTGATCTACACAATAACCCAAATACTAAATCGCAAACACACAGCAACATTAGTGCAGGTTGTTTCAGTCACTAATACGGGCACAGACGCCGCGGTTGGATTCGTTAGCGTACAGCCCCTAATTAATCAGACGGATGGATACGGTAACGCTATACCTCATTCTATTTTGAGTGGTGTGCCTTATTTCCGTATGCAGGGAGGGGCGAACGCAATAATTTTAGACCCACAAAAAGGCGATATCGGGCTGGCAGTTTTTGTTGAAAAAGACATCAGTAAGGTCGTGGCTAATAGCGCGTCAGCGTCATCCTCTACGGCAGGCACACCTAATAATCCGTTACTAAGCAACCCCGATTCAAACCGTCGGTTTTCCATGTCAGATGGCGTGTATTTTGGCGGATTTTTGAATGGGATACCAACGCAATACGTTCAGTTCAGTGCGACCGGTATAACGCTGGTATCGCCAAATCTGATCGAGCTGCAGGCAACGGATATTAAATTAGTTGCACCTACTATAGAGCTTAACGCAACATCGTCGGTCACAGTGACGACACCTACATTTACGGTTAACGGTAACGCAGTGGTGACAGGCAGCGTGGCGGCGACTGGCGATGTAACAACAGCAGTAGGTGGGGGTCACAGTTTAACTACGCACCATCATCAGGTGGTTAACGTACAGACCGGCAGTTCAACTATCAACACAGGAACTACAGTTTAATGAACACATTATTTTTGCTGCCGTCGACCTGGGATTTAGCGCAAGATGCTTTCGGTAACATCGCAATGGCAACCGAACCTTACTCACTGGTGCAAGACGCGGCCAGTACCGTCAGGACATTCGCAGGCGAAGTTTATTATGATACGACGCAAGGACTGCCTTATTTCACTCAGATTTTCGGTGTCACCCCTATACCCTATGAACTGATCCGCGCTAACGCTATTGCAGCAGCGAATACAACACCTGATATCGCTTCGACACAACTGTTTTTTACCGGGCTTGTTAACCGCAGTTTATACGGTCAGCTTCAGGTGACGTCTGTAACCGGCGCAACAGCAGCTCTGGCTGTACCACTATCAGGCGGGCAAGGCGTACAGGGCGCGCAAACATTCACATTAGATGCATCCGTGTTAGGCGGCGGCGACATTTTAGGATGACTATGAAAAAAATTATCGTGTTTGTGCTGTTTCTGTCGGCGGGCGCACTGCTTTATTCGCAGACAACAGGATTTCCCTGGTCTGAAGGTCAGACAGTAACAGCGACATCCCTGAATAATGCTTTTACTGCACGCGTAACTTATACCTCTGGCCCACTCTTAAAATACGGTGTGATGCTGGGAAACGGTTACGGCGACAGCCAGACGCTTAATAACTACGGTCTGAGTAGCTACGTACTAACATCTAACGGTCCTGGTGTACCGCCTTACTGGGCGCCGGGCGGCGGCGGGTCATTTACTTACCCAGGTGCCGGGATACCTAATTCGTCCGGATCTGCATGGCTTCCTTCTTACGCTACAACCGGAACAGGTAACGTTGTTTTATCTAACGGCGGCACTTTAGTCGCCCCTGCGCTGGGTATGCCAGCGTCAGGCGATATAACGAATCTGACAGGTACGTGCGCTGCTTGTAATATTAGCGGAAACGCAGCAACAACTACATTGGCCGCTGAAGCGACCGCTACAGCGGGCGGGACCACGAATACTATTTCCTACCAGACAGCGCCAGGTGTGACGGCCTATATCACGGCGCCGGTATCATCATCAACATTTTTAGAGTGGAACGGCACATCTTTTATTTGGGGCACTTCACCAGGAGGCTTCACTAACCCGATGACGACGGCGGGCGATCTGATTTACGGCGGCGCCAGCGGCACCCCAACCAGATTACCAACAGGGTCAGGCGTTCTTGTTGGCGGTACCACACCAAGCTACAGTTTAAATGTGCCCGGCTTAACGGCAGGCTACGCCACCTTAGCGGCTACAGCGGTTAATGTGTACGGCGGATCAGTCAGCACAAACAGCGTAACACTGACCAGTGGGCGTGCAGGCACATTTACCTGCACATCGGGGGGATCGATCACGATCACAAACACGAATATATTATCAACGTCTAACGTTATCATCTCAACGAATACCCCAGGCGGTACTGTTTCATGGACGCCAAACATTAAAACGATTACCAGCGCGACGTCTTTTGTTGTTATTTGCGCTACCTCAGACACCAGTATTTATAATTACGTCATTTTGAATTAAATGGTACCAGGCTATTAATAATTAGGATTCTCAATGTCGACAAACGTACCATTTCCAAGTATAGGCACGAACGGTTGGGTACCGCCAACTGAAGAAGCAATACTGACTGGCGTTCAGGCGGATTTAAACCAGGCTTTCGGCGGTAATCTTAATCCTGCACTGACATCGCCCCAAGGTCAGTTAGCGACATCGCTGACAGCGATTATTGGCGACGTGAATAGTCAGTTTTTGACGCTGATGAATAATGTCGACCCTGCGTTTTCTTCCGGGCGGATGCAAGACGCTATCGGGCGCATTTATTTTATGACCCGTATCGCTGCGCAGGCCACTGTCGTTACCTGCACCTGCATAGGCGCTGTCGGGGCAATTATACCTATTAACGCTACGGCGATCGATCAGGCAGGCAATATCTATCTGGCCACAGCAGGCGGAACAATCCCAACAGGCGGCAGTATATCGCTGACGTTTGAATGCAGTACCGCCGGACCTATCGCCTGCCCTATCGGCTATTTAAGTTCTATTTACAAAACGGTACCTGGCTGGAACAGCATTTACAACCCGGCTGCAGGTGTAGTCGGGTACAACACGGAGACACCCCAGGCATTCGAATTGCGCCGCGAACAATCTGTCGCGATTAATGCGCAAGGTAGTCTGCCGGCGGTTGTGTCGGCCTTATTCGCCGTAGCTGGCGTGGAAGATGTTTACGTTATTCAGAACCCGCTATCCATTACGAGCGGCGCTGTTGTTACAGGCAGTATTTCAGGCACAACGTTCACTGTTACTGCAGTAGCATCCGGTACTGTTGCGGTCAATCAGATGCTGACAGGAAGCGGTATTACGCAAGGCACTTATATCACATCGCTGGGTACAGGCACAGGTAGTACGGGAACATACGCGCTGAATTTTTCACAGACTGTCGGCAGTGAATCCATCACCTGTGCAGTAGGCGGTGTTCAGTTGCTGCCCAACTCAATTTATGCGTCTGTATATGGCGGCGTTGCACAAGCAATCGGTAACGCCTTGTGGGCTAACGTCAGTCCCGGGTGTAACTACAACGGAAATACGACCGTGACAGTGTATGACACCGCTTCAGGTTATAACCCGCCCTACCCGTCTTATCAGATTGCTTTTGAAACACCGGCGGCCACACCAATACTGTTTAGTATTTCTATGCAGTTAAATAGTAATACGCCTTCTAACGCTATCGCTTTAGTTCAGGCTGCGGTAATTCAGTCTTTTGCAGGGCAAGACGGCGGCACTAAGGCGCGTATTGGCAGTTCTCTTTATTCCAGCAGATACTACGCTAATATTGCCGCGCTCGGTTCGTGGGCGGTTATTTACTCAATAGAATTAGGCGTTACAGCACCGACGCTAAGTTCGGTGTTGATGGCAGCGAATCAGGTTCCGACTTTATCAGCAACGAATATCGCCGTAGTTTTCTCTTAATATGCAAAATTTAGAACAAACAATTCTTGCTCAGTACGCCAATTCGCCAACACTAAATAGTGTGGTTCAGGCATGGAATTCTGAGTTAGACCCAACAACTAATATCAATAATTTTTACAATAACGTATGGAATATTGAAACGGCGACCGGCTACGGTCTGCAGGTGTGGGGGCGTATCGTTAATATCGGTAACACGGTGAGTTTGCCTGCGGGTATGCCATTTGGTTTTGAAGAAGCAACAACAGCCAGCGCGGCGGAATTCGGGCAGTCCAATTTCTATAACGGAACGCAAACAACCAGTAATTACGTGTTGTCAGATCCAGTGTTCAGGTCGCTTATTCTGGCTAAAGCGCTCATGAATATCAGCACATCGACGTCACCTGCCTACAACCAGATTTTAATGACGTTATTCCCCGGCAGGGGAAACGCTTACGTAACAAATTTAGGTAACATGCAGGCCAGGCTGACTTTCGAATTTACGCTGCAGCCTTACGAATTAGCGATTATTAAGCAGACAGGAGCGATTACACCACCGACCGGCGTTCTGTTTGATGTTATGCAGGTTCAGTTGCCTTTTGCTTTTGGTTTTGCTGAAGCCGATGGCGGGTCAGCTTTTCCTGCCGTCGTTATTAATTCTATTTACGCCGCGACGTGGCAGGGTAACCAATTACAGTACACAACACCCCGGACTAACTATCTGGACAATGCAGCATTAAATGTGCTGACACAATGTACGGCCACCTATAATAATGCAACGTCACCAGACGGTACAACTGATGCTACGTTAATCACACTAAGCGCAGCAGTTACCGCGCCAGTTTGCGGATGGACTTCAGCAGGCACACCTTTTTCGTCCACTAATTTTTCAGGGTTAGCAACTACTTTTTCTGTTTATGTTTTGGTTGGCACACTAACCTGCACGGTTGATCTGTTCATTAATGACGGCAGCGGAACGCTGCAGGCTAACAGTACGGTAAATATTGCCACAGGCGCGATTACGAATATAGCTGCCGGGGGTGTTGTAGTTACTCCTTTAGCGGGCGGCTGGTATTGCTTCGCCATAACGGCTACGTTTGCCGGCGGCTCTGCAAACGGTTACGAATGCTATGTCACGCCAGACGCCAGTTCAGCTAACGATAACCAGACATTTTGGATTGCTAATTCACAGTTTGAATCGGGGGCAGGGCAGACCAGTTTCATACCGACATCAACCACGTCTGGCGCTACGGTCACAGATTATACGCCCGGCGTGGATAACAGCACAGTCACTTTTAGTGTCGCACCTGCAGCCACAGTCGCCCTGACATGGAATGGTACAGCACAAAGTAACATCGTTAGCGGCGACAGCGCGACAGCACAAAACGCGCTGTTTGGAACCGGAAACGGTACTACAACAACATTCAACATGACGAATAATTTGCCAATTACGATATATTTAAGCGGGTTAGGCAGCGCTACAGGATTTAATACCGGCACACTTTTTGAAGGGTACTCTTAATATGCAAGTAGCAAATGTTCCGGCAGGGTTCCCGATTCCCTTCGCTAATAACGCGGGAGCCGGATTTATACGAACAATCCCGACAGCTTCTCAGATAGGCATCACAGCAGGGGCGGCATCGCTTACTGACGGGTTCCCCCCTCTGACATTTAACCCTACAGCCGCTGGCGGCGTACCTCCTTTCGGTCAGGATTTTAACGGCATACTGAAGGAAATAACTGCGGCGATTCAAGGTTTGCAGGCCGGGTATATATACGGTTTTAGCCCTACATTTTGCGAAGCGATCGGAGGCTACCCAAACGGCGCAATTATCGCAAATGCTGCGCGTAATACGTTCTGGGTATCGACAGCGGATAACAATTTAACGAATCCAGACGCAGCTAACGCCACCTTTACAGGGTACATTACCGGCACAATTCTGACTGTTACGGCTATCAGTACAGGTACTGTCGCTATCGGACAACTTTTGTCTGGCACCGGCGTAACTTTAAATACGCAGATTGTTAGTTTTGGCACAGGATCTGGCGGTACAGGAACGTACAACGTACAGACGACGCAAACCAATAGCAGCACGACGATTACGGCTGCTGGTGCATCGAACTGGCAGTATTTCATTCAGACACTAGGTAACTTAAGTGTTGAGGCTTTTTCGGCCGTTAGCGCTGCTATCAGCGGTAGTTTTTCCGCATCAGCATTAAACGCATCGGGTACGGCGTTAGGTATTACCAACGTATCAGGATCTGGTACGGCGTGGTACAAATCTTTTTTCGGCGTATCAGGATCGGCCATTTTTCTGTTGTCATCTTCAGTACAGGCATCCCAGGCTGCGGCAAATGCGGCGTCATACACTTCTTACCGGCCCTTCCAGTGGAATGCCAGTACAGGTGCAGTGACAATAGATGCCACGGGAGCGGGAGCTTATTTTGGCGGGGCGGCCTTCGCGGCGACAGCAGCATCAAATACGGCGACAACACAGCTGGCAACAACGGCTTTTGCTAATCCTGGCAATTCCATCAGCGCAAACGGCTACGTAAAACTGCCTAGCGGGATTATTTTTCAGTGGACGCAAGGGGCTAATCAGGCAGTTGCAGGCAGTCAGGTTGTTAACTTCCCGATCACATTCCCCAACGCAGTGCTGAAAGTGTGCGTATCGAGCTTATATTCATCCGCTTCTCAGTACGGGACTTACGGATTCTATTCATCAGCAGTTGGCTCAGCAGCCGTGATACGGAGCAATTCAGATAACGGTAATGGTGTCACCCCGGTTATTTTCGCCATCGGGTATTAATTAAAAAGGTAACGCATGCAAGCTTCTAACGCACCAACCCCTTTTCCGATACCTTTTGCGAATGCCGCCGGAGGTTCTTACACAAGGCCCATACCGACTGCTTCGCAGATTAACGTAACACCAGGGGCGGCATCATTAACTGACGGTTTTCCCCCGCTCACTTTCGTATCGGTATCTAACGGCGGGGTCCCTCCTTTCGGTCAGGATTTTAACGGGCTGCTAAACGAAATAACGTCAGCTATACAGTGGCTGCAGGCGGGTTTCACCTCAAGCTATAACGCCGCGTTTTGCCAGTTTGTGGGCGGCTATGCATCAGGCGCCGTATTAGGTAACGCAGCCGGAACAACATTCTGGAAATCGACAGCCGATAATAACTTTTCTAATCCTGATGCGGCAGCAGCCTCTGTTACCGGCACAATTACCGGTACAGTTTTAAATGTGACCGCTGTTGGTTCAGGTACGCTGGTTTTAGGTCACATTTTGTCAGGTACGGGTGTGACGACCGGCACACAGATTGTCAGTTTTGGTACAGGATCAGGCGGGACAGGGACGTATAACCTGCAAAACTCGATGACGGTCGGGAGCGAAACGATTACAGCGGCAGCAGCGGCCAACTGGGTTATTTATAACCAGCTAGGCGCAACGCAAGCGACGAACACCAGCAACACGACGCTGGCCACCACGGCGTTTGCTAACCCCGGTGCGTCGCTGGGCACATCAGGCTACGCTAAGCTGCCTAGCGGACTGATTATACAGTGGGGAACCGTGTCAGCAACCACGGCAGGTGTCGCCGTGACTTTTGCGATTACCTTTCCAACCGGCGCTTACACCTGTACGCCGGCAGCGCAGAACGGCGCTACCGTCGCGGCCTTGTCATCTTCAGTACCGACAACAACGGGGGCCACGATTTATGCGGCTTCCGGAACCGTTGCCGCAACTTATATTACTATCGGCCATTAATTAAAGGACTACCATGAACGTGCTTTACTCCCCTTCGGCGCATGCCAACACAACGGTACCAAACAAAGGTTTTTATTTCGCGACAGATGTCAATGCACCGGCGGATGCTTTTTTGGTATCTGATGCTGACCACATGACTGCGGTTAATCTGCCGCACGGTTCATCGTACAGTTTCACCGCGCCCACTTCACCTTTTACCGAAGTGGAAGGGGAACAGGTTGCGGTTTACGCCGTGCTCACCACCACAGCACCAAGTGAAGACGTGCTGATTAAACAGGCGCAAGAAAACCAGACAGCACTTATCACAGCCGCTTATCTGGCTGCAATTAACGAGCCTGTAGAGTATATGGGTACAACGTTTAACGCAGATCAGACATCGTTGACTACATTGAATAACGCCGTCGCTGCTGCAATGGGCAATGCCCCGCCCGGGTTTGCCTGGTATGATACAAAAGACAATGCCGTACCGATGACTTTCTCACAACTGCAAGGGCTGGCAAGCGCTATATTTTTGCGCACACAGCCTTTATTCGTCCATAAGCAAACACAAAAAGCGGCCATATTCAGGGCATCGTCAATTGCTGCTGTACAAGCTATTAACTGGTGAAGTAAAATACGGTCTTTAGCAGCATAAACTTTTATACGGAAAGCATCATGGATAACACAGAACCACAAAGCGACCTGAAGGCTGACGCAGAAAAACTGCTTACTGACGTCGAGCAAATAGTTGGCAATTTTTTTAAAGCTGACAGTGCAGACAGCGCTGCACCTGAAGCCGCTGGTACCCAACCCGAAGCGGCACCTGAAACAGCGCCCGAAGTGACGCCTGATGTTGGCGGCAATTTACCAGAACCACCTAAAGGCTAATCGTGCGCGGGCTACAGTCGCGGATAACAGCCTTTTTTATTTTGCTTTGGGCTGACTGCTTTTCGCATCACATTTTAAGCCTCATTCCAACGAATGAGGCTTATTTATTTGTATGTGTTAATTTCAATTTACTGGCGCTGCTGTTTTTAATTAAAACGAAGCCGACTAAGTTAATGAAAGATATTTCTCTTTTGGCCCTGGCTCAGATGGGCATTCAAATTGTGGCCTGGTTTGTTTTAAAATGGCCCGCTTACCCTTATTTTTACCACGACGCTATCACCGGTATTGTCGCATTAACTTATCTAAGACTACTTTTAATAAGAAAAACAGATGGCGACTTTAAGCGATATCCTCGTTGGGTTGTATTTTCTCGCGATTATAATCTGGTCCATTTATTTAGTGAAAGAATTTCATAATGAACATACTTACCCAGATAGTCACCGAGAAAGTGAAAGAGATTCTGGAAACCCCGACGGCGGCGGCGACGACAGCCATATCGACGGGACTGATGGGGTTCCTTGAAATTGCATACCACGTCAGCCAGGATGCGCTGGGCTGGATATCTCTGTTTCTGGGTTGTCTTATCGGGTGTGTCGTATTAAAAATAAAAATAAGCGAGTTGAAAATAACCCGGTTGCGGGAGAAACGCGAAGGGTTATTAGAAGACAGAACCCATACAGATAAGGATGACTATGACGCCGGCTGATTTTATTACTACTATAGCCCCGGTTGCGCAATCTGGTTTTGCAGCATCAGGCATCTGGCCTTCCTTTGTCATCGTTCAGGCTATTTTTGAATCGAGCTGGGGCGGCAGTGAGCTAACCCAGCAAGCTAACAATCTGTTTGGCATCAAGGCGGATTCAGGCTGGACCGGCGCGACGTTTTCGATGCCTACTGGCGAAGATGTTTTGGTTGACCCAACTAATCCGGCAAGCGGATATAAAAAAATTATTGTGCAGGCGAACTGGCGTAGCTATCCTGACTGGCTTTCATCAATTCAGGACCACGCTAATTTTCTGCGTACTAATCAACGTTACGCAGCCGCGTTTCAGACAACAAATGTGAATGATTTTATTCAGGCGATTGCGGCAGCCGGTTATTCGACAAACCCTAATTACGCAACGATGCTGACGGACGAAATAAGCGCGCGTAATTTAACTCAGTACGATACGGTGACATCATGAATCCTAACTTAGCGGCAGTATTAAAATTTTTAAGTTATGCCGGCGTAATTGGCGGTCTGGCGTTCATTCAATATTTAAAAGTTGTTTATCCGACGTATGACGGATCATTAGTCGTTATGGGTTTAACCGCGGCGGGAACCGGCCTCGGTATTTTTAATACGTTAGGTTCATCTAAAAGCCCCGCTTCACCACTTAATGAGGATACAAAATGAGCAAGTTATTCAGTTTTTTGGCCGTTATGTTGTGCCTTGGTTTAACCGCCTGCGCAACAACTCAGTCGGCGCAAGTTGGTTTCGTTCAGGCATGTACGGCTTACAAAACCAGTTTCGCCACCATTTTACAGTTACGGGACGCAGGCAAGCTGACAGCAGTTCAGATCAGCGCTATCAACACGCTGGACAGCCAGGTGACACCACTATGTACGGGAAAAGCACTACCGGCGAGTCCGGACGCAGCGACGGCGCAGATTACCGCTGCTGTAACGACACTGGCAGCAACAATTGCAGTTCAACAGGGAGCAAAATAATGGACTCAACTAACGAACCAGGTACAGCGTCAACTATTGAAACGACGCTGGTATCGACACTAACTGCTTTAGCGCCAGCTTTAGTCGCGGCAAACCCTGCGGTATCCAGCGCTGCGGCGCTGGCACCGCTGGCTTTGCAGTTTTTGCAGGCCGCGCAGCAAATTCAGGCTGCAGGGCTGATGACGCAGGCTGAACTGGCGTCAACATTCGCCACCATTGGCCAGGGTGTGCTGGCTACGCATACAGCGTGGGTAGCACTCAACACACCGGCAACTGAAGTACAGCATCAGCCTGCGTGATATGAGCGATTTAACTAATGCGGCGAAATTGGCTTGTACGTATATCTACTTTCCGATTAATAAAGCCGCATTCAGTAAGCTGTATCAGGCTGGTGAAACCATCTGTGGAACCGCTATCGTTGATGGCGTGTTTCACATTTGCTTTCAGGGCACGGCCAATCTGCACGGCTGGATTGCCGACTTCGATGTGCTACCTTACCGGCACCCGACGTTTGGCAATGTTCACAGTGGCTTCTACGAGAATCTGCCCGCCATTTTAAAGTTCCTGATACCTGATATTCCTGCGGGTTTTAAAATCGTTGTCAGCGGCCACTCTAAAGGCGCAGGTGAAGGCGTACTGTGCGCAGCGGAACTGATACTGGCAGGTTTTAAAGAAGTGTCCTGCATTCTGTTCGCCTGTCCTAACGCGGGTGAAAAACAATTTTGCAGCTGGGTGCAAAAAAACATACCGGGTATATCGTTTCGTAACGTGTTTAAAAAACTAAAGTGGTTCGGCGATTTGGTACCAGTGGTACCTGAATACCCCTACGGGCCGCCTTATCCGCACACTTTTATAACCCGGTACCCGCCGGGTTTTTTACGTTTTCTTCCTGCCCACTGGCATTCATCTAAACTGTATTATCAGGGCACGCTAAAATTTAGCGCCCATCCGGAGAAGTAAATGAAAAAATTAGTTTCTTTTGTTTTATTTGCGCTGATGTTTTCCGTTGCCAGTGCGCAGGTCACTTTTGCCCCTTTCATGTTGTATAGTGACGACTACACCTATACGTCCAATACGGCGGCAAATGCGTCAGGGGGCCTTTATCCTTACGACCCTCACTACGCGATCTACCCTAATTCAATTATCACATCGCTGACTACGCAAACTGTGTCCACGCAGTTTGCGCAAAGTGTCTGGTCCTCAATGCCACCGGATCTTAAAACGCTAACCTGGGGATTCACTGTTAACAACCCGGCATCAACAACCTGTCCGATGCCCATCTTCGAGCCTAATATTCCGGCTGCTGTTGCTGCTGCTGTCAACATTCCCTCATTCATTGCAAACGGTAAAACCTATTTTGTCTCCGCCGGGGGTGCAGGGCACACCTTTAAATGTAATTCAGGCACCAGCCCTAATAATACGGCGTTCATGACTTACGTGAATACGTTCGTGAGTCCTAATTTGTTAGGTTTTGACTTTGACATTGAAGGGCAGACTATTGTCAACAGTTCTTATACGGGCACTATTTGTAATTCTGACTGCACAGGTGTGGGTAACATCCTGACAGTGACCGCCGACACTACGCCGGTATCACTGGGGCAGGAAATATATAATAACGGTCTGGCAGTGGGTGTGTACTATATCATCGCGATGAGCGGTTCCCAGCTAAACGGGGTGACTGCCTGCGGATCCTGCACTGGGACAGGCGGAACAGGGACGTATTTAGTTGGTAAGGTGAATAATGTAGCGGCCAGTTTAAATATAACATCGGGGGTATTTGGCACGTCAACGCCGAACTATTCCCAAAACGACGTCTTTAATCTTATCGAAGAGATGAACTACGCGCAGACGACTTACCCAGGTCTGCAATGGAGTTTTCAGGTTGGCGGCAACGCCTGTTCAGTCGGATGCTCTACCGGCTTCTCTCAGTATGCTGTCTGGATTCAGGAAGCTATGGCGGTCTATCCGGTTACTAATTACGTATTTGTGCTGCAGGCTGGCGATTTTTTACAGCAATCTAATCAGTGCGTTATTTCGGCCGGCGTGTGCGAGATGGGGTTATCGGTTATTCAGGAGATGCAGAACGCGCATAACTACAACGGAATCCCTTACGCTAATCTTGGTGTAAATCCGTATATAGGCGGCAATGACTGGGTGGGAGGTACGATCGACTTTCTTACGATTGCCGATGTGGCTACAATAACGACCTGGTTCACTGCAAATGGCTTAAACCGGATCACCCCCTGGGCCTATTCGCGCGATTTTGATTGTGCCACCCAGGCGTCACCTAACACGTCAAGTGACACCTGTAATAATTACGGTAGTGTCGGTACGGCTGGCACACTGGGATTTACCAAAGCGTTTTTATCCGGGCTGGGGCAGTGATAGCGGTTAAGTTAATCTGTGCGCTGCCCGGGCGCGGTACTTATCGGGCTTAACTTAAACCGCCCATCTTCCATCTGAATTTGTCCGCGTATCCACAACAACCCGTCCGCACTGCGATAAGCGTACGCTGGTTCGCCAGTTGATTCGATAAAGCATTGTGACGGTTCAACTTCTATCCGGTAGCCATGACCAGTTTTAATGTGCGTTACCTGATCACCGACATGAAATTTAGCAACTATTCTGGTCATTTCAATTTCTCCTGTAATAGCTTAATGACTGATTCTGATTCAGAATCCAGATTAATCTCTGCCAGCTTCAATATATCGGCTTGGTTCATGGCTGTTCCTTAATAAACTTAATTTGACTGGCAGGCACAATCTCAACCTTGCCATTATCACGCTCGATAATAGCAATCGGGAACATGCAACCACCAGATTCGAATTCTTCATAATCTTGGCCGAATCGGTGGAATACTGCCTTACCATCAGGCACCAGATGCTTAGCCTTGCAGGTTTTTGGATCAATCCATTCATACCTAAAAATTTCGACTGTGCGGTTCATTTCACTTCCTCCGTAGTTGGCATTGCTTCATTCAGCTTCTGCAACTCCGTAACCCTGCTCAAAATAACCTTATCCAATGCTTCCAGTGGTGGGCATACTTCATCAAGGAAATCTAACCCGGCTTGGAAGCTAGCTTCTTTCATGGCGGCGTACCCGGCGGACTTGGCGTACTGGGCGGCGTACCCGGCGGACTTGGCGGCGGACTCGGCGGCGGACTGGGCGTACCCGACGGCGGACTCGACGGCGGACTCGACGGCGTACTGGGCGGCGTACTGGGCGGACTTGGCGGCGTACCCGGCGGACTTGGCGTACTGGGCGGCGTACTGGGCGGACTTGGCGGCGGACTCGGCGGCGGACTGGGCGTACCCGACGGCGGACTGGGCGTACCCGACGGCGGACTTGGCGTACTCGACGGCGTACCCGGCGTACCCGGCGGACTTGGCAAAATATGCTGCCAGTCTCGCGTTAAATTCCGCATACTTAACAACTGCTTTCAATCGACGCTCCATCTCAACTTTGTTGTCTGTAGCAGAGCCGAATGCACGTAGAATAAACGGCACCATACGCTGACGCAGTTCGTCATCAGCAAAATCGTTTAGCCAGATTGCTATTAGCCTGATCGTAGGGCAAACGCAGGTTGATTTATCGGTTATTTGTGCTTCACCATTAAGATAACTGATGACATTCATAAAACAGCCGTGACCAGTTGTAGCTGTATCTGCGTGCGTTCCTGATAGTAATTTAATTGCTTCGATTTTCATTTCACTTCTCCGTTAGGTTGTACTTCTGTCGGCATTGCTTCTAGTTCTTTGATGGCTGCGTGAATCAGCGTTTGATTTCTAACTAATGCCAATTCTTCGCTTTTAGTGTCAACCTGCATGTACAGGGCTATTGTGCTATGGTCACCAATCCGCAGCGCATCCAATATTTGCTGTTTCTGTTGTTGGTTCATTTCAGCTCCTTTAGTTGGTGATAGTTGGGGCACGATTAGCCCATCCATTGTTTAGTTATTACGCCATGCTCAACTTCAAAGTTGTAGCGACTAAAATTAAAATCTTGCGTCTGGAATCGTGATTCTCCATCGACCTTTGCGGTGCGCCAATTAACTCCTGCTGATTTAGCTGCGCCTACACGCTTACCGATGAAATTAATATTTTCACTTTTCGGCGGATTATTTACGTTGTAGCTCATTTCCCCTCCAGCATTTCCTTGTTTGCCATTTCGCAAAATGCACCACATTGTATTTCCGGTTCGTCTTGGTATTTCCCAGTACCCGGTTTTAGTTCATCAAGAAATATTCTTTCAGATTTCACCTTAATCATTCTCACACCAAGTCTTCGAGATTCCGTTGCCATACGATTAAACTGCTCTGGAAAATCGTCGCGTATTTTGTTCCAGTATCCTGCACCGCTTGATTTTACACAGCCTATGCAATTATTGTGCTGATAACCAAGCTTATACATGACTGGCAGCTGTATCCCCGCAGTCTCAATCATTGACAGGCAATTAGCGTGAGTCAACCCTCTGTCAATCAATGGCGCTTCGGCATCAATATTATTTGCGTCAAGAAAATTATTCCATCGCTTGATATCATTTCCGTCATTTGTGTATCCGAAAACATGCTTATCAGTCGGACGCTGAAAATTTTCCCTGACTCTTTTTTTTGAGAATCATCGTGCAGGGTGCGCCAAGCACTCCACTGATATAGTTTCTTCGTCTAATAACTTCATAGACTGATCCACCATGCTCAACATCTATCAAGTTAGTGATCGGATGATTAAACCATTTTTCGCAATCAAGAGCGAAACGCTCATTATCTTCGTGCTCTTCCTTGACGATGCAACGGGCAATCGTAATTTTTTCGGCTGGATATGCGGAAAGCGTCAGTTTTGTTGCAACTGCACTGGCTGCACCACACGAGAACCAACAAATTATTCGATCACTCATGATCCACTCTCCAGATTAGTTAGTTTGGTAATGGCTGCTTGGATTTTATCTTGCCGTTCACAATAAACTTCTTTGATAAAATTAGGACTTTTACGCTCAGTCCCATGCACATACATCTGTGCA